GATCTACGGTTATCGCATACAACGGAGCGCCTATTCTGATTTCGACCATTTGGTTTTTTTTTTTTTTTTTTTTTTTGGTAACTATATACTTATTTACCCTGTTATTGCAATATTGCCTAATGTTACTCGTTTGGTTATTTTTTAATCACCGCACCCAACGCACTGTATTTCTATTTCTTCATCATTTAACACGTCTTCAATAGAAATCGGGAGTGTATGTTTTGCTTCATTTTCCAATGATTCATATGTACCATGCGCACGATTCATAGCATCTATATCGCCATTATAATTATTACAAATAGTCTCTATTTGGCGGTAAAAGGCTAACGAAAATCCCTGCTGAATAAGATATAACTTTTTGATTTTTGCCTTTAAATGACAATAGATGCAATTCCCTAAGAAATCTCTAAAAGAATTCTCCTTAGTATATTCATTCAGTCCTAAATCAACAGTTTGTTGAAACCAAGCAATTAAAACATCGAGTTTGTTAACCCCTTCCCAATGTAAGGGGCAATCCCATTGAATGTTATTTTGCTTATCATTTTTTCTAAATATTTTATCCACCCTCAATGGTTCATCGGCACGCATACCCATAAATTTCATGTACTTTTTATATCCGTTATTTACCATCCATCGGTGAAATAATTTTTCCTTCATGTCTCCCGTACACCAACGTTGCCCTGCGCTTGGTAAAATCAATCCTTCACCCTTCATTATTCGTATAGCGCATTTATATAGGAAAATATCCGTAAAAGGCTTCCCGTTACGACTTGCAGTATTGAAATTTACCTCTTTTGTACTTTCAATATTATTACAATAACCGTCTTTATACCAAGAATTGTTAGTGCTTTTTTCATAAGTGAAAGTCCTTAACTTATCTACATTTAGTGTGTCATAAATGCTCGTATATTCACCTCTATCAAATTTGTCATAGTCAAAGTCAGGCAAAACAAATTCATTGGTAAATTTCTGAGTTAATGAATGTTCCAACCAAAGAATTTTTAGCCCTGTTAATTCTTCAATCCTTCTTAAAAATACATAACAAGTTTCATGCTCTTTGCCAGTATTTTGAAAAGAAACTATTTGATTTTTTCTCGTACCAAATCCCCCATTAATAAGCATCATTAATGTATATGCGCTACTTCTGCCACCAGATAATGACATTGCTTCTGCCATGTTTTCATTTCTGCCTGACGGGGTGTAGGTTTTAAATTTTGTATAATCAATCATTTCGCAAGTGCTTTAAGTGCGTCATTAAAATCTATGTCCGTTACGCTGTCAATATCTATGCTCATTTCACGTAGAATACCTATCGGCTCGAAAGGGTAAATAAGTATATAGTTACCTTTCTATAAGGTTCATTCGGATGCAATTTGATTTATGAATGGCTTTACTTTTGTATCTATTTCGGGACTTAATTTTTCATGCTTCCAATTTTCATTCATGTGTTTAATAAAATGTTCATAAAATATAGTTTGATCATCAATATAACCAGATGATACATCTCCTAAATTCCGAGTTCTTTGCCTCATTCCTTTAGCATACTTAACTAAGGCATATATATACAACCTTTTAATAATTCTATTTCTTCCCTTTGTTTCAGCGAATATTTTTTTATAATAAAAATAACAATGGAATAAAAAAGCCATACTGCTGTAATAAAAGATATAGCATAAATAAGATAAATCAAGGCTTGCATAAGAATTGTTTTATTTTGTCCGGAAATTGCTGGCATAATGTAGTTTTGAATAACTCCTTCAATTACTACCAATCCCAACCATTTTAATATTTCTCGTAGGTCTCTTTTGTTGTATTTCATATAGTAGATTTTTAATCAAATATACTATTAGAAATATCCTATAGATAAATAAGTTATCCACTATTCACCAATAACTTTATACTTCCGTTTTTTTTTTTTTTTTTTTTTTTTTTTTTTTTTTTTTTTTTTTTTTTTTTTTTTTTTTTTTTTTTTTTTTTTTTTTTTTTTTTTTGTTTTTTTTTTTTTTTTTTTTTTTTTTTTTTTTTTTTTTTTTTTTAAATTTTTTTTTTTTTTTTTTTTTTTTTTTTTTTTTTTTTTTTTTTTTTTTTTTTTTTTTTTTTTTTTTTTTTTTTTTTTTTGAAAACCCTTAATCAGTAGTTGTCTACGTCATTCGGGTCAAGTTCCAATGTTCGTCCAAATTGTCCGAGCATTAAGGCTTTATAGCCAATAAACCCCATAAGGTAAATAGCATATGCTTGTTGAAAACCAGTAAACCTATTGCAAATTTTTTTCAGGATTTCGCCTTTACTTGTATAATTGGGATGGACATTTGAAGCCATAAGCGGGTATACAAAATGTGTTATTTCCAGTGTTTGTTCTCTGGTTAAACCGAGTGTTTCCCACATGAATTGCGCCATAGATAATGTTTAGGATTTCAAAACTAATGAATACAATTGTATTATCCAAACACCAACATGTAAAAACGCATAAGCATACAGAGGCATTTTCCCGAACGGGAGTAAAGGAAAGTCCTATTGGTTGTAAAGGAAAGTGGAAAGCTGCGATAGGCTAAGTTCTTAAGCATACAGAAGCATTAATACAATTGTATTTATCCATTTTTTCATAGGTTAGAGTAAGCCTCTACCACCCCAGGCCGGTCGGCCAAACCCCTCCCATTTGACACCCCTCATACCAAGAGCCAAGAGCCAAGAGCCAAGAGCCAAGAGCCAAGAGCCAAGAGCCAAGAGCCAAGAGCCAGGAGCCAAGAGCCAAGAGCCAAGAGCCAAGAGCCAAGAGCCAAGAGCCAAGAGCCAGAATAACAGATCAAAATCAGGTATTGATACGAAAAATGATACTCCAAATTGATACAATAACGCAAAAAACGGTTTAAACACTTGATAATCAAGTGTTTAAACCGTTACATTAACAGGATTCTAAAGAAAGTTGTTTGTATTATTCTATTATTTCGGCCTCATCTATATGGCTATTATTGTCGGCCCTCATCTTTAGCGTCAACTCTTTAAGCTTTATTAAATCAGCAGATGTAAGCTTTGTAAGGTCTATAGCCGGTTTAACCGTATCTGTTAACGGTTGTTTATTGTCTAGCTTACCATAAGCATTATCAAAGCAGAAATAGGCTGCATTGACATCACCCTTTTTTGCCCTTTCAATCATTGCCAATATAATTTGCTCAGCTTGCGATAAAAGGGATAATTCCCCCGTTGGGGTCATTGCATCGGTTGTTACGCCTAACCACTCCTTAAACATTGTGCGACGGTTTTTTGTACCGGCTTTGCGACCAGGGTTAACAGGGGTGGGCCTTGTTTCCGTAGTAAATGGAGGTAATAAAGTTGCTAAATTTGACATTCGACAATCTTTCGACAATAAACAATTATAAAGATCAAAATTAAACTTATTCCGACTTTTGAACAAAATGTACATATATTTTTAAAAATACTTGTCAAGCTGGTAAAGGCTTTCAGACGATATAAAAAATTTATTTTGAAAATAGTTGCAAAAATCAATTTTCTATACTTATCTTTGTATCAACAAATCAAATCAAATCAAACACTTTGCCGGGTGCATAAATACAGGTACTAAATGAAATTAAAAATTGCACCGTCTTTGTCCGAAATTGGTGGAAATTAAATCCAAATTGGCCCAATGGCTTAGAGCCCGATTCCAACGCTAGAAAAACCGTTTTGAGAAAAAATGTGTCTGAATCTGAGGCACGCAAAATTTGTGACGATTATAATAGAAATAACCCACGGGGTAAACTTTCCCGAAAGGTTGAATTCTCATCTAACTATTAAAAAAGGTAACTATATACTAATTCAACCCTGATTATTCATTACAATAAAAAATGTTTGAAAATAATCTACAAATAATTTGGTGTACACCAAAAAAGGTGTATCTTTACATTATCAAAGCAATTCAGCTAAGATACTAAAATTAAACGTTATGCAAATGACACGCACAGTTTACCACATAGCTGGTAACGATTACAACACGAATGACAGCGTTACAATTACATTCAATGTATTGGCTGTATCAATTCAGAATTTTCTTTTACTGGTAAAAGAATCACGTTGCTATGTTGCTTCTTTCGGTCAGATTTTTACCGATAATCAGCAGACAACTACCAATGGCGATATGAAGACTTTCAAAATCAAAGGAGCCGCCCGTAACATGGTTGAATTGGCAAAAAAATTAGGTAAGAAAGATTTTGATAACTTCAATGACAACTGGAATATTCGCAATTCGGCACTCCGTGCGAAAGATTTTACACGCTGCACTAATACACGGTTCAATGGCTTATCTGTATTTGACCCAGTAACAAAAATCACCACTTTTAAAAGCAATTCACCTGTAAAAATGATAGGTAGGCAGCAAGTAATAGGCGGTAAGTTATGGAGGAAATATTACACATCTGAAATGAGATAAGCCATGATAAATTTACAGAAATTCAAAACATTAATAGACCTGCTCACTTACTTTCAAAGTGAGCATGTTTGCCGTGATTACTTGGAAACAGAATGCCATGTTGAGCAATATTGCTACAACATTACCGTACAAATATTTGATAGCAGATGCTAGAACAGAACAGCCAGTATTCAGACCTACAACGCCTGATAGCGGAGTGGAAGCTAAACAAGGTAGTCTTAGCTTCTAAGATGCCAATGAACGCATGGACATTTAAACAGAAAATTGCCGGAATAAGAGATTATAAGTTTACCGACAGTGAGTTACAACGACTAATAGAAGTTGTGCGGGAATTGGGTGCAGAAATAGAAATTATAGGGGGCATATCGTTCAACAAAGCCCTTGCAAAGATTGCTCGTAAAAATGTCTGAAAGCAAAGCCCCGCCTGATGTGCGGGGCGATTTTAGAAAATCGTTAGGTTTAATAAGTATATAGTTAACTTAAAAAAAAAACTTATTTTATGGTAAATACTCTTAATCTAAATTATCCGATTGATCAAAACAATCTTTCAACCGTGCCAAATTTGCATATATTTAAAATATCATTTTTACCGCAATCCGATAAACAACCGGCCCGCGTAAAGATATATTCTGAATATACAAACAAATCGAAAGTATATTCTTTCGGTGACGGTACTAAAGGCGATAACACAATGACTTTAGCCTTAAATATACTCATCAGTTTAGGGTTTAATATTTTGGGCCGTGGTAACTGTGAAAACTATTATTTTATCGTCTCAGATACTTTCAAAGCACACATCCAAAACCGGCCCAATATTAACTCAAATCCATTTTTCTAAGCTTGCCAATTAAAGAACTGAAATACACCACAAAAAAAAACTTAACTTATTTATGACGACGACAATAAATAATACCGAACGGGTTTTTCAAATCCGGTATGGCGGATTTAACCAGGTTTTTTGTAATATCCGGGATTTGAACAAGATAATTTTAGAGCTCAATTTAAAGGCCGGATATTATAAAATTTATCATTTTATAGATTGCCAACCGAAATTACTTTCACAGAACTTATTATCGAAAATGTTGGCCGCGCTCGAAATTAAACAGGAATTTTATTATCAATCACATTTTTAAAAAGTCTTTACCGGGGCAATAAAAACAGGTACTTATTTTATGATCACAGCACAAAAACCAACTGAGGCCACAATTATACATGATTTGCGCAAAATTGCGGGCCTGAAAAAGGCCGGTATTATCAAAACCTTTGCGCCATTTCATTACATAGATGAGGGCCGTGAAAATATGGAAAGTAGATTTTATTTCAACGGTAAAATTTATGCGCTCAGATATTATGACGGTTGTTTTTATCCTTTCTTACATGTGCTCAACTGCAAAATTTTGGGAGTAAATAAAATTAAAGCAGAAATTGAATTTGTTAATTCAGATTGCACCCCTTATAATACTTTCATTCCTAACTATTCAAAATAAAGTCTTTGCCGGGGCTATAAAAACAGGTATTAATTTTATGCAAACGACAGATTATAAAACTAGCGGTAAATTTCATGTTCGTACGGGGACCCCAACAAAAATTTGTAGTGTTTTAAATCGGGCCTATGTTAATAGAGACATTTTAAAATTTTATTGGGGGGATGTTAACACCGGTATACCATGGGGGGAGGAAAACGATATTATCGGTTATATTGGCAGGTCAACAGGTCAGATTAATGTACCTTTATTAGTAGAGCCTGGTCATACCGGCGGTTCTGAAATTTCAACTGATTGCATTTTAGCCATTAAAGAAATTTTAACGGGTATCTATGTTTATATCGCTGATAATTATCAACCGTTAGTAGTAACAATCGGGCCAAGTTTAGAGCCCGGTTATAAATTCAGCACGTTTATAAATGGCAAATTGTACGGCAATCATAAAACAAAATTTGATGCTCTTATCTGTAAGGATAAATTAAGTTAAAAAATATAAACCCTATCATAAATTCATTTTTTCACCTCAAAATTTAAAAGTATGTTATATTATCAGGTAAATAAAAATGGCGCTCAAAAACCGGTATCAATCCGCTTCAAAGACGATTTTTTAATAGAAGAGGAATTATACACGGATTCAGAAGTTACCAGGGCTTTAAATAAAGGTTGGGTAAACTCTTTTTATATTAGAGAATATCTAACCCCGATAGATATTAACCCAAAAAATACATTTTTCTTTTTCGGCTCCCGACGTTTAAAACAAAACCAATCTTTATGAAATATTTTTCAGAACTTGTCAAACTTGATCAATTAAAAACCACACGAAGTTTTTTTAATTCTTTGCCTATGGTTGGAAATTATGACTTTGAGGCTATAGAATTAATAATTTTCGCTTTTAATCCGTCTTTAAAATATGATTATACCGGTATGATTTGGGTTTGTGAAACTCCTGATATTTGGTTTAATCTGTGCTCAAAAATTTATGAAACTATAAAAATATCTTAGGTTATACCACATAAAAAGAAAGATCAAAATACCACGCTTACTGAATTCAAAGATGTTTCAGGTCAACTAATACGCGAACATGATAAATTATTATGTGGCAATGGTGTAAATAAATGGCTTACTCATGTTCAATTTGATGAGGAACCAGGTAAATGGTATAAAGAAAGTGATTATTCATTTGGGCTAATAGTTGATAGTTATATTTAAATCCTTTAAAAATGGCATACACTAAAAAGAAAAAACACAAAGTAGGTAAACGTCGCAATAACGGCGGCCCGCGCGAAAATTCAGGGGCCCCAAAAAAACCGGAATCGGAATTAAAAACAATTACTCTTAGAGTAACTGAGGCCGAAAAAGAGTTTATTTCCAGGCTCAGAGACGCGAAAAAAGATTTTAAAGAAATTGTTTGAAAATAGTTGCAAAAATCAAAAAATATTTTTTACCTTTACAGAAATTATTCCTTTTAGTCTTTGCCGGGACTATAAAAACAGGTATCCAATTTTATGAGTATCAGAAAAACAATTTTTCTTTTTCCTATTTATCTTGCCCCTTATTTAATTAATGGTGATTTAGATAATTTAAATGATTCTGAAAAATCAGAAATTGATAATTTTATCAAACGTAATAATTTAGGAACTTGTCTCAGTGTTGACCTGGAAAATTCCCATTTTTCAGGCCGTAACGATTTAAATAATTTAGGCTCAGACGTTTGTTATTTCACGTTTGTAAAACTCCCAAAACCAAAACCTCAAAAACCTTTGCACCTCAAAAATTTAGGCCAAGGATTGCACCTGTTTAACGACAAAAATTCTTTTGAATTGTGGCAGTGCAATAAACATTTTTCCGGTTTTACCCTTGCTTATAAAAATACAAAGTTGGAATTTGTCCGAGCCATAACCGTAAATGAAATTTTTGATAATTACCTGGTTTGCGCTTTATGGGCCTCAGAAATTGATAACAAAACTATTTACGAATTTGACGCGGTATTAAAAGCAAAGCTGAAAGATTTTGTCACAAAATTTGTTACCGACAATATTTTAGATTTGATTGAATCTGGTTTAACAAGTTCAGAAATAGGCCATTCCTTATGGTTAACTCAGAATCACCACGGGGCCGGATTTTTCGATTATTCTTTAGACGACGATTTAGAAAACAGAATCACCGCTGCCGCGCAAAAAATCCCTGAAATGTACCTATCTATTCACGAACATACCGGCAATGTTATCGCTGATTTTTAATTTTTCAAAGTCTTTGCCGGGACTATAAAAACAGGTAATAATTTTTATGCTTTATCAGTTAAATTTCAAAAACGTCACTGCATTCGTTAAAAACAAGGAAGATGTGTTTTATTGGCTTCAAAATGCAAAAGCGCATATCTCAGAAAATATGAAAAAGGTTTTGCTTGAAAAACTTTTCAATTTTGAGGGCTTTTGCCAAAATATCGCAATAGGTAATAATTCAGGCAATCCGGTTCTATCAATAAAAAAAGTTACGGAAAAACAACAATTTTCAATACACTATGCTCAAAGAATCCGAAAAACTTTTACACAAGTTCACGCTTTACCGCTTAATTGTGAAGTCGTTATTAATTTGCATGATCGTAGAATAACCTTTTTAGGTGCAAAATTCTTTGATAAAATCTGTGGGAATGGCTGGATGCATTCTTACATGGAATACATAACCTTTGATAGGAATGGCCGGATTAAAGATTATACATGCGTAGACTCTGACATGGCCAAAACCGTTTATAACCTTCTTAAAAAATAACAATCAAAAAGTCTTTGCCGGGACTATAAAAACAGGTATCAATCAAAATAAGAATCGTTCTTTTCCTGGCCGTTATTGCGGCCCTTGTTTCAATGTTTATAGATTTTAAATGCTCTTAAGTCTTTGCCGGGACATTAAACACAGGTATCAATTTTTATGAAAAAGTTATTTTGTTATGAAGTCATTTTGCCGTTATTTTTTCTGTATATGATGGGCCTTACCACATACGGTTTTAATTATGTTTTTTCCTGGAAACGCGCCGCCCTGGCCTTTATGTGCCTTCGCAGTTCATTACGCCAGGGATGGAGTGTTTTTCATTGTTTCTCATCTTTGCATTATTTTTTCAAAATCTCAAATTTTCAGAATCTATGAATCAGGCGGAAATCAAAAAAGATTTATTTCTTACTGATGTGGAAACTATTCAGGAATTTCGGAACCTTTATTTAACCGCTTCTGAAATAGCGGTTAAATTCAGGTTTGAAGTCACAGAAAAGGTAAAAGACCTTTACCCTTATAACTGGCCTGGTAATGCCACTGAAATGGCTATTTTTCACCTGAAATACAACGATGACAATGTTTCTGGCGAATGCTCTTTTCCAATACCCAGGACTGTTAACCATCCTGAAACGTGGGAGCCACACGTTTCAAAATTTTATCTTTCTTTTGTAAACTTATTTAAACCAAATTTAAAAAGTATATAAACTATGCTGACACTACCCCAGGTACTTCAAAAACACCCCGATAAAAAATCATTGATCAATGCCGTAATAAATCATATTGGCGTTACCAATGTTGCTGCCGTTCAGGAACTTGGCCCCGCTGCCGGGTTTCCCGGCTTTATCTATCCGCACGATACGGTTAAGTTTTACAGAAAACACCGTAAAAAACTAAATATGTGGATTTTCGCTGTTGCTCAGAAACAGAATAAATCACCTTTGGAAATGCTCTGTGAAACAGATATGTTTTCTAAATTTCCGCCTCAGTTGCAAGATATTGAAATTAATGAATGCTTAAGTTCACAAAGTCTGCCCGAAAACCCTTATACCGAAATAGAACATGCCTTTGCTCTTTTCACTCTTGAAAACGTTTGTTTGTTATTTGGGAAACCTCATTATACCCCTCAAAACCAATAAAAGTTCAAAATTCACTATCTAAAGTTTTGTTTTTCTTAACTTTTAGTCTACTTTAGCCCCGTGATTTTTCACGGGGCTTTTTTTATGTCATTTACGTCACGCGCTTACCGATACTTCCAGAATAAGAAAAAACCTCAGCTATCCGATCTGATGGTATTGCCTTCCGGTGCATTCCGTGAAAGTTTTTCTAATATCAAAGTTCACGAAAACGGGATTATTACCCGCACTTTAAGAACTTACCCTTATGATGAACTACCCATTTCCTACAAAAAAGCCTCTTTTGCCCGCTGTGGCATGAATCTCTTTGAAACCGGCTGGGGTAATGGTTATGTATCAATCCCCGAAAATCACCCGTTTTTGGCCTTAATACCCCGCGAATCGTCGATTTTAGAATTGTCCACATGGTACGTTATTGACACGACCTACCAAAATGCCGATAATGTGCTCGATTTGCCGGGAAATTGCTGGACGTATTCAAACTTTGGCGCAATCGAAGGTTTTGAAGGCAATTTCATGACTTTTGGTTTCGATACTGCTCACTATAATCAGAACCTCACCAACTGGCCGGAATCACGGATTTTATCAGTTTTAGAAAATATCGTTCACATCATAAATAACACAAATGGATAGTCTTCTTTTTCCGCTAGGTGACAAAAGCACACAAAGCACACAAAGCACAACTTTGCGCCTCGGTATTTCCGACAAAAGACATGCTGAATTAATCGAATTTGTCCCCCGCATAGTCGCAAAGAACATCAAAGAGGGAACTGCTGGTTATTTGCTCCTTTTTGCCAAAGAAGCCAAAACCGTTCAGGAATTTGGCTGGATGTGCAAAATATTCGGTGAATGGTCTATTCAATTGGTACAAAGATTCCCCTTTCTGGTGCCTGAAGAATTTAAACATCAAATGTAAAATCTCACAAGTAAAAAACACACAAAATGGAATCGAACGGCAAATCACATCCGCTATGCGCATTAAACTTCACGCGCGATGAATCAATGTTCACAAACCTGCCCCACAACATTAACCGCGAAATCGACAAAAATCACGTTAAAACGCTCACGCGCAGTCTTAATCTCATTGGCTCGCTCAGGGCAGTGATCGCAGCACATCTGTCATTCCTTGACCCTAATTTGCTCTATGTTATCGATGGTCAGCATCTTATCGAAGGTTCAAAAGCATCTGGTGATGAAATTGCGTTTCTCGAAATCAGAATTGCATCCCCGCTCGAACTGATCACGGTCATTTCCATGCTGAATAGTTCTTCGAAAAACTGGAAAACGGAAGATTATGTTCTTTCCTGGTCTTGGCTCTCTAAAGACTACCATACTCTTTACGGAATCAGCCGCGAAAAAAAGGTTTCTGTGGCCTGGGCGGCCTGCGCCTTTTCGCTGCTTACCACACGCGGCACAAAAAGTAAAAACGTACTCAAGAATGGCGATTTCAAAATTCTTGATGAGGTAAGCGGCAAGAAAATCATAGATTACCTTATCGACGTTTTCACAATCATCGGTAAAAATAACCGCGATAAAACAGGTTATAACCATGCGGCTTTCAAAGACTATATGGTCAAACACGCCCGTGAAATTTACTTCTTCAAAGACAAAAAAGATGATTTTCTTAAATTTTTCATGAAATATAAAAAATGACACCTCAGCAAAAACTTTTCCTTACTTTGGCAGGCAGCAATCTCACTTATTGTGAGATTGCTGATTTAATGGGAAAATCCGAAAGAACCGTTGACGGATACCGCGAAAGCTTATTCAAAAAATACAAGGTCAATAACCGCGCCTCCATGGTTGTTACGGCGCTTAAATTTAAAATCATAACCTTAAATTCCATAGAATGAAAATCGACGAAAAAGGAAACCTGATCACATGGCAGCGCTGGTTGTTTTCTTCCACTTTCGGTTTATACCCTTCTGCTTTTTTCGATGGGTGGGAATCGACATGTTTATGTGTTGTTCTTTTTCCTTTTCTGCTCCCTTTACATATACTCAACTTTTTCCAAAACAGAAGGAGCGTTTTCTATACGCAGATTATGGTAGCTATCGACATCCTTTCATGGGATTTGTACCACAAGCAATACATTTCCGCTGCTCTTTATCTGCTTGCCTGGTCTATTGTCCAGGTATTTATTACGCGTTTTCTTCATCGTCAAAGAATACGACATGAAGAAACGAAAAAAGCTTTGGATGATCTTATTTCTGATCTGGAAAGCTATCGGAAAAAACTCAGAGGCGAAGACTAACCTTTCCACTTTTTCACCAATGCCTTTACTGCGTTAAGCAACGCCTGCTGATCATCTTCCTTCCCGTCCAGTGCCGCCACCACCTTTTCATCTTGTGTGCCCCTGATTATGTACCTTCTGTTAACCACCGGGAATTCCTGCCCCGGCCTGTCCAGCCGCATCAGGGCTTGCAGGTATAGTTCCAGATCATAATTAAGCCCGAAGAACCCCACCAGGTGCCCGCCAAATTGAAGGTTCAGCCCATGCCCCGCGCTGGCTGCATGTGCCAGCATCACGGGTATTTCCTTTTTGTTCCACCTTGGGTATACTGTTTTACTGTTTTTGCTGGTGAGCACTTCCGGTTTATAGGCTTCCAGCCGCTTCATCAGCCGCTCCCGGTCATGCTGGTATTGGTAAAAAATCAAAAAAGATTCTCCCCCGGCTATGGCCGCTTCCACATCTTCGGCTATTACTTCCAGCTTCACATCATGCACCTCATAATATTCCTTACCGTCAATAACTTTTTTTTCTTCGTTGTAAACCGCGCCATTGGCGAACTGCAATAGTTTTCCCATCAGCACCGCCGCGTTAATCGCTGTTATTTCTTCACGGTCAAGAAAGCTTAAAACCTGATCTCTTTCGAATAGTTCATACCGCTTGCGCACCTCTACCGGAAAGTCTACATAAACCATCTGATCTATTCTTTTCGGCAAATCCAGGTAGTCGTCTTTCTCCATGCTGATGCATATATCCGCTATCTTTTCATGAATCTTTACGGCATAGTAATCCTCCCCTATCAGGTCTTCTTTTTCCTTCTTCAGTTCATATACCTGGTGCATTCCTTCATTGTGCCCCCTGAAGTATTTTTCCCTGTAGCCCCCTATGGTTTCGCCCAGGCGTTCACCCTTGTCAAGAAGGTATATCTGGCTCCAAAGATTAAGCAATCCGTTTGGTGCCGGGGTGCCGGTCAGGGCCACCACCCTTTTCATTTTGGGGCGCATGGTGCGCAGTTTTTTAAACCGCTGGCTGCTGTGGTTTTTAAATTTTGAAGATTCATCTATTACCACCATATCATAGGGCCATCGCCCACCTAGCTGCCCGATCAGCCAAACCACATTTTCCACATTGATCAAGTAGATGTCTGCTTTGGCCTTCATCCCGTCTTTGCGCTGCTGCTCCGTTCCCAGGATTTTCGCTACCCGCAAATGTTTCAGATGTTCCCATTTTTGTACCTCAGCCATCCAAACTTCCTGTACCACCAGAAGCGGCGCTATTACCAGAACTTTCTGAACTTCCAACCGGTCGTATATAAGCTGATCTATGGCCGTCAAGGTCATAACCGTTTTCCCCAGCCCCATACCCACGAAAAGCCCGGCGAAAGGATTTTCAAGAATATGGTTCGTTCCGAATTGTTGATAGTGATAGGGTTTGAATATCATTTTTCCTTTTTAAGAAATACGTGCCAAACATATCCGGCATCCTGATAAGTGCCGCAGTATCCTGCATTGGGGTCTTCAAATAACTGACCGGTCGCAACGGTAAGAATGCGCCATTTTTCTTTTCGGGCTTGTGGGTCAACCATCGCCCATATAAAAGGTGCTCCGTTTTGCATTTGTAAAGTCAATACCGTAAACCCGAAAGGGAGTTCGAGGATGATTTTTTCTAAACCTCCTACAGGGTATTTATAAATTCTATTCATATCTAGGATTTTATTGTTGTTAGGAATATATCAAGCTTGTCTTGTGTGTCTATCGTGAAAACTTGGAATCCCAATTTCCGCAGCATTCCATGCACTATATCCTGCCTTGGCGTGGTATGCTTCCCTGTGGTTTTGATCTCCGCGAAAAATACCCTGCCTCCCGGCATCAGTACCATCCTGTCGGGCAACCCTGTAAAAAGGGTAGAAAGCAGCTTAATCGCTATGCCTCCCTGGTCTTTCACCCCACTTACCAGTTTTTTTTCTAATAGCTTCTCATTCATGTTATTTTATTTAAAGGTGTCCCAACTTTCCTGTCTTGGGACACCTTTGGGACACCTTTTGGGGCACCTAAATGCCCATCTGTAGGGCTTTTCAGCCAAAGTGTCCCAATGTCCCAACATTTTTCTTATAGACTTGTTTATAAAAAATTCTGCGCGTTACATAATACATTTGTATTTGTGTGTGCTCTACTCTTTTTTAAAATAACTCCTTATACATTTTTTCCCTTTTTTGGGACACTTCCTCTGAAAGCAGCCATAGAAGCCAATCTAAGTGTCCCAAAAGGTGTCCCAAAAGGTGTCCCAATTTTCGGTTTTGGGACACCTAACCCCCTAAAAGCTGTTGATAACGTAAAATTTCCACATCTTTCTTAAGTGTATACCCTTTTCGCATTTTGCCATATCTGCCAAATCTTAAATGTTCCGACTGCAATTCCCAATCTTTCATATTTCGCATTATAGAATGTAATTCCCGGCTTTTTTGCATGTCGAGGTCTTTTTCTGGTTTTCCCAGGGCCTCGCACCACAGTTCAGAGACGCAAACCCGGTTACGCACAATGGCCCCTTCTTCCCGCATTTCTTCGTCCTCATGCATATACGCCAGCCGGTCGTAAACCCCTTTTCTCTCCCACGATTTTGGTAAAAGCATGTCCAGATAATCGCTGATAATACCTGTCCAGGGGTGGCTTTCCGTATGATAACTTTGCACCAAACGCGCCTGCGTTTCCATTTCTTCCGACAAAAAAAGTTCTTCCCCCTCCAAGTATATTGTCATAGCCTCCGCCCAAATCTGGCGCACTACCTCTTTTGTTAAATCCTTTGCTACATTATAAAACGGCTCCCGCACAAGAACCCTCACCGGCCAAAACCGCCTGTTACCGTTATTGCTTTGCAGAAAATCTTCTTCATTGGTCGAACTGCCGAAAACGCATTGCCTGCGGAAGGTCATGAGAAATTCACCATAAGAAGGCCGGTAGGTGTCCTCCACCCTGGATATAAAGTTTTTGGCCGCTTCCCGGTCGGTTTTCCGGTACCCGCTCATTTCGGCTATTTCCATTATCCAGCTTCCGGGAAGCTGCTCACAGGCCAACTGGTGTTTGTGTAGCATTGAGAAGCTGAAACTATCGTTGAACCATTCCCCGCCCAATTTCGCGAACAGCGTACTTTTCTGTTTTCCTTCCTCCCCTACCAGAGTGAGCACATAATCAAATTTTATCCCCGGCTGCATTACCCTTGCCACGGCTGCGGCCAGCCACTTACGGGTTACTACCCTGGTATAGTCCGTATCCGCAGCACCCAGGTAATCTATCAGAAGGGTATCTACCCGCTGCACCTTATCCCATACCAGGCCACCGAGATATTCCCTCACGGGATGAAACCTGTTCTTATCGAAAATGCAGTCCAGGGCCATATCTATTTTAACGCCTGTGATACCATAGAGTTTTTCCATATACAGGTACAATTGGTTTTTGTCCTTTTTCTCCATGTACTTCCGGTCGCCCACTTTGCGCCAGGGAAGACCCCGCAGTATTACGGGCCGCTGCCTGAACTCATCAAACCCGAACCGTCCTTTTAACCTCGGGTCGTTTTCGAGGATGGTAACCATGTTTTCAACAGTGCTGAACACATTTCCCTTCTTGTCTGCTTTGAGTTTACCCTTCCAATCATCAGCGGCGCTCTCCGGAGCGTTAACCGGAGCGCCGCCCCCGTGATCGGGGGCAGCCCTCAATTCCTCCGGTCTTCCCATCGTAACAACTTCTTCTGCGCCCGGCTCTGCTTCTATATCGGCAAAGTCATAATTCGCACTTTCGTTTTTCTCATTTACTATCAGCGCCCGCACCGCTTCTACGCCTGTGGCGAATTCTTCCATCTGCTTCTGGCTGGGCCGCTGTCCTATGGGCGTATCCGGCAGGCAGCGGGCATCCAGGCCGCTGAATTTGTGTATCCTTACCAAGTCCCACACATTGCAGAGCAATCCGCTTGCCGGGTCTGTGCCATGGTGGCTGTAAGCGTATTTATCATCATATACCACCAGCCCGGCTGCTGTGCTCCCTTCCCGGTAGGTATACCGGGCAGGTACGTCACACATTTCATATTCTTCCTGTAGAAAAGTTTCAATCGCCTCGGCCATTCCATAAGTACGGCAGAAGGCCCCTATGATACCGCGTTTCCCCAGCGGGTCGGCCTGCTCCCTGATCTGTCCTCTTATCAGTTCCCCTTCCCTGGTGCTCTGCGGCCACTCACTGCAATCTTTCCAGTTCGTGTAGGTAGCCAGTATATCATCTGCGCACATGCGCGGGCCGTCCTGGTATTCCATCACGTATACCCCGTCTATACTGGTGCTCGGCCAGTACATCAGCCTCGATGCTTCATAACTGGTATGATCTATCCGTTCTATATTCAACTGTGAAGCTATGCGCCTGGCGATGGGCTCATATTCCTCCGCCGTGATCTCCCTGTCCATCGGTATGATCAGGCGTATCCGTGGCCGTTCCGCGTTGTGCTTATGCGTTGAATGCATAGCGGCGGCGTTGTCATAAAGAATGCAGAAATCTTCCCATAGTCCGGGTGGCGGAAAGTCGGCATCCAATACGATCATGCTGCGATTCACCACACTCCCTTTCTTACGCTTGCCACCGGCCAGATAACCAGCCACATAACCCCCCACATTTTTGATTTCACTCTGCCGGGCGGCATCCGCCTTCATATACTCCGCATAGGTCTCAAACGTCCGGTGCGTTTTGCTGAGTTTGCCTACGAAGTCACTCCAAAGCATTTCCTGGTTCTTCCAGTTCACCCGATGTATCCCGCTGGTGGCAATTTGTATAAGAAAATCATTAGTGAGGTTCATGTCTGTTCTATTGTAAGATTAACATATCGTCAACCGTCTGTATTCTTTCACCTATCCATTTCATCACATTTACGGTCATGCTGTTGCCAAGAGCCGAGTATCGTTTGCTGTCGCTTGCTCCCGGTATATTGGTATAGTTATCCGGAAAGCCTTGCAGCCGCTCACATTCAAGCGGCGTAAGCCTGCGGATTAAAACTTTTTTCTTCGGTTCTACACAGTGGGCCACACCATGACAGTGCGCTTTACCCAAAGTGTTTGCTGGTTGCCCCGGTATTCCAATACCTGAGCCGCATCGGTTTATCTCCTTATCTGCCGGTCTATCCATAATATTCTGCGTGTTTATAGGTATTGGTTCCACAGTATGCATTGTTTTTGTCATTCCTTGGGCGTTGTCGTGTGTTCCTTTCGGTAGTGTTGAGCATACACCATTTTCAAAATGTATCGTATCCTGCTGTGAGCCACCGTATCTTATGGGTTGCATAATGTTTTGTTGCGAACTTTTTTGAATAGAAAAAGCCAGTTCTTCACTGCCTAAATAACCTTTCCCGCCACCTTCAATTCCTCCCCTTTCCTTAAAAGCGACCGCCACTATGGGTTCATGGCCATGGGTTTGCGCTCTCAGTGTTCCTGTCGTTCCGTCATTGTAGATTTGCATAAACCCTCCCCCGTGGTCGTCTAATATTAAAGGCTGTTCATAACATAGCGCATGTATATCCGTAGCATTCAGGGTAAACGCCACTTCCTCGTTTATCCCATCACCCTGCGGCCCGTTCTTATCTTTTCTTCCTATCATATTTCCTTGCAGGCAGTAAGTAAGCCCCCCCCCGTTTATTGTTCATACGCTATCGGATTAATGTAATTCAATGAAATCCCCCCCCCTGATTTGCTCTGAATCGTTCCTGATAATTCAGAGTTAGCCGTCATATTCCGGCAATCCACGCTACTCAAAACCAAACTGCCTGGTTGTCCGTTATCCTGTCCAGTCTGTTCACTGAATTGTTTAGTCAAAAAAGGGTGCGTGTTCTCAACGCTTTCCGAATCTATGATGAGGTTGTAATGCTCATCCCCGGCTGGCCCCCCCGTTGCTTTGGCAGTTAATGCTTCCATCAGTATTTCCGGCAGCACTTTGCCCCTTCTCTCGGCGCGGCGTAAAATCCCGGCACAAGCTTTCGCGCTCAAACAATACCGCAAAAGGTGGTCGCCAGTCTTTTCCAGAATATCCGATAACAAAGACACGTCTGCGCCGCTGTGGCACTCCGAAATGCCGTGAATCAAATATGCGCCATGCGATGCTGTAATCATCTGCTGTTCTTGCCTCAATAACGCCGCCCCTGCTGAATTTCTGGCTTTTGATGTCGTGGCCGCTCCATCCGCTAAGAAGGCAGGCGAAGTCGTTTCCGTTTCCTGAAGTAAGCACGCCCGGTACGTTTTCCCATACGAACCACCTGGGGCGTTTGTCTTTAAGAATCCGGATATACTCAAGGGCGAGGTTAGAACGTCCATCAGCCAGGCCCGCTCTGAGTCCGGCGATGCTGAATGCCTGGCAGGGGGTTCCACCGACGAGTAAGTCGAATTGCTCATTCTGATAAGTTTTAGTTTCTTTGATTTTGGTCATATCCCCCAGGTTCGGCACACCGGGATAGTGGTAAGCCAGCACTTTACTTGGGAAGTCCGGCCCTGTTTTCCAGGAACCTGTGTAATTAAATTCAGGGTCATATTGGCTGAACCAAACAGGTTCCCACCCAAGGCCGTCCCAGGCTGCGGTAGCAGCCTCAATACCGGAGCAAACAGAAGCGTATTTCATCGTATACTTTTTATTTCATCAAACTGAACAACCGCGTAACCTTCCGGAAAGCGCATACCACACTCTTTAAGCCAGCTTTTGAGCATTGATCTGTTGGGGAAGTTTCTTTTAAGCACTACTACCGGCCCGTTATATACTTTCAGCATACCACTCTGGTAAATAGTCCGGCATTTTTCACTGCAATAGTTTTTAACCCCCACCTCACTTGGCGCACGGTGAAACATTTCCCCGCAGGCACTACAAGCCACCTTATTACCGAGCGTATTATTCACGATCGAGCATTGCGAAAAGTTCTTCCACCTTTACCCAATCCACATATGGCTTCGCGTGATCGCCCCATATCAGAGGGCAGCCTATGGCCCTCCGGTCAATTATCAGATCGGCGTGTATGTTACAAAGTATACGTTCGCTCAGTCCTTTCTTGGGCAGCATTACCAACCCTTCCAGTTTGATGCCGTTGGTCTTGAACCATTTCACGGCATCGGCCAGCGCCCGGTTGTTCCGGGGCGTATTGAGTATTATTTTATGCCCGCGCTTTTGCAGGGTTCGCAGGGCCTCGGCAGCGCCCACTTCCTTACCCACCTTCGGGTAATCATCGGTAACACATGTACCGTCAAATCCAACTGAGATAGTCATATTGATAGAGTTTATAAGTTTATCTGTAAATGCGTTTAAGCGAAGAAAGACGTTTGATTTTTATAAAATAATTCTCCCATGCTAATGGGCTTTTAGCGTTCATCGGGTTTGTTTCATCATTATAGAGCCAAACCATTATAATCTCTCCTTTATCATTGCGCTGAACTCCACTATCACCAGAAGAACTATTATGTGCAATACTTAAAAGGAATGCGTCTGTTAATCCTGCGTATTTAGTATAAATAGGAAGATCAACGAAGAAATCAGGCCCTTTTTCTTTATCAAACGCATTTCTTGTATTAAAGCCCAATGGTAAATACTCCCTATTAAACGCCCGCCACACCCCTGTGGTGCTTTTTCTAATCCCATAAGGAAGATTTATTCTGAAAAAATCTGTTAGCATATTTATAATTTTTATTTTCTGTAATAATCCCCTACAAACCCTTCCGCTCCCAGCGGCAGCCCCTTCGCCCAGCTTATCGGCGCTGCTATAAGAGCATTCAATTCTTCCAGTGTGGCCGGGTCGTCTTCATCACATTCACACACTATTTCATCATGCACATCCATAACTATCGCAAAGTCCTGCCCATCCGCCCTGGTCATGGCCACCGCCAGGCAATCCCTTGCCACAGCCTGCACTATATTTTCCACCAGCTTGCCGCCATAAGTGTCAAGGGTCGTCCATTGTTTAGTGGTCTGGTTCATTCCCTCATACCGCAGGCTCTTGTTCTCGAATGGCTCACTGTTTATATTCACTATACCAAGAAACTCGTCTTCCTCACAGGGCATATTCGATAAGGTTTCCGCTTCCTTAAGCGGCAGCATAGTTTTCTGGCCCTTCTTATACCTGTTTATATCTTCGTTGAATTGCACAAACACAACCCATGTTTTTTTAATCGTTGGTTTCAGGTAGGCCAGTTCCCTGCCACTCGGCAACTTTATGAACAATACTCCGCGCCTTACCTGGAAAGTTATACTATACGCGATTATCACAATTCTTCCTGGTTCTTCCACGGCCTTTATAGCAGCCTCATTCACTATCTTCCAATACCTCACTATTTCCTGGTTCTCTATCCGCCAGGCATGTACCAATGCCGGTAGTTCTTCTTCTGTAAGGCCCTGCTTCAAAGCGCCCATGGTAATCAGCGCATTTGCGCCCCCCTGGTAGCCCAGGGCCAGTTCTGCCACTTTACCCTTCTGCCTGAGCGGATTGTCCTTATCAATACTTTCAATCGGCACACTGAACATTTTGGCCGCACTGGCTTCATATATTTTCCCATGCGTGGCAAATACTTCCAGCCGCCACCGCTCACCGGCCAGCCATGCCAATACCCTGGCTTCAATTGCACTGAAGTCAGATACCTTGAAATGTTTCCCCTTACCACTCACGAACGCAGTTCTGATCAACTGGCTCAAAGTATCCGGCACATTCCCGAAAAGCATTTCCAGCCCTTCGCCGTCCCCCCGGGCCACAAGCTGCCGGGCCAGGTCAAGGTCTTTCAGATAATTACGAGGCAGGTTATGCACCTGCACCCCACGGCCTGCCCATCGTCCCGTCCGGCCAGCACCATAAAATTGCAGCAACCCTCTTACCCGGCCATCGGCGCATAGGTATTCCAGCATAGCCGCATATTTCTTGATACTGGTTTTGCTGAGTTCCTGTCGTATGGTCAGCACTCTTTTAATTACATCTTCTTTTATATAATTGGCCGCAGCTTCCCGCAGCACGGGTATATCTTCTTTGCGCAGCTTCGCGATCAGTTCCATGGGCATTTCCAGGGCCAGCCATTTTTTAAGCTGATCTGCGCTGTTGGGATTGGTGATGCCGGTCAGGCTTATCGCCTCAGTAATCAACCGCTCCCGGTGGGCCTTATCTATTTTTATGGCGTTGTGTATAAACTGCTGATCTATCTCTATGCCGGTATCGTTTATTTTCTGGTCAAGATTCCAGAGTTCTTTCTCATCCGCTGGTATGCTATAAAAGGCAAGCTTATCCCCGATGGCATCTTCCACTACTACGTCCTGGCCGCAATAGCTTTTAAATTTCTCCCATCGCTCAGGGTCATGCTCCGGCAGGTTCCTGGTTCTGAAACCATTGGCATGGCAGGGCTTGCAAGGCATACAGAAATATTTAATCAGGGCTTTCCCTTCCAGGTCTTTGCGCTGTTCCAGTTTCAGCACGTTAGCGCAGTTCCCCAGCGCCATAGGCAGGCCGAGCATAGCCGCCTTAACCATTGTGCAATACCAGGGTTCTGGTGACAGGCTGGGTAGCCCGAAATAAACCGCTAGGCAAGTACGTTCAAAGGCAGCATTCCACGCTCTCAGAATGGCCTTTCCTTCTATTATGGCCTCAGCCACATCTTCAGGTATTTCCTCTCCCTGGGCCAGATCAACAATTTGCACAGTTTCACCCTCCCACTTATAGGCCAGAAGTATCACATCGAAATTCGGCGATTCCACATAAGGATAAATCCCGCATTTGTTCAGGTCTACGTCTGAGAAAGTTTCTATATCTATCGAAAGGGCTTTCATTGTTTCAAAGCCTTTTTCAGATTGGCAATTTTGCGATTCAGATACCATTGCGCTTTTTCCAAATCCTGCAATTCTGTGGCCTTGTCTTTACGGCCAGCCCTGAGAATATATTTTACAGTGTTACCAAGATGATAACCGAGTTCTTTCGCTTCTATTACGTCTATCACTTCAATGCCTCCTGCTTTATAATGTGGTGGATGGTTCACCAGATCAATTACCGGTATTTGTTGAAAGCCAATAAATACATTTTCATCGGGCCCAGGGCCGTAAATTGTTTCCATTTTGAAAAGGGTTTAAGGAGGTGACCTCATTTCTGAGGCCACCTATAGGAGGGTTAGTAAGTAAGAGCATTAAGCCAGAAGGTCTTCCTCAGCCTCAATGTCAGCGAAATCCTGTTCAGCAGATGCCCTGCCGCTCAGTGCGTCACCGTCTTTGGTCTTCATTAAATTGTTCAGGCCACAGGCGATACCTCTGTTACCGTTTACATCGAAATAGTAAAGATTTATAGATGCATTACCAAAACACCCGCTGTAAAACTTGTCCTGGTCAATGATGGGCTCTTTCACCCTATTCACAATACCCGGCTTTGTCTTGCTGCTTGCGTTAATAAAATATGCGTCTGCATAAGCCTCGTCGTCCGGGCGTTCGGCATCACCGTCGCGGAGGGGCTTTTTGAAGTTGGCGGGCAGCTTGCCTTTGTTCTTTGCCTTTACTTCATCTTCCACAAATTTGATGGCGGCATTCAAAGCGGCTATACCCTCGGTATCGCTTTTCTGGATGATCAGGGAAACGCTGTATTTCGCTTCGCTGCTGTTGCCTATCGCTTTGGGCTCAAACACATGTGCGTAACTGAATCGCACGTTTTTCAGGATTACTTTACTCGGAGATGCTGTAGTTGCGGTACTCATTTTGATCGGATTTACTGGTTAAAAAATGATATTCGTTTACTGGTTATTCGCCTGCATTTTCTGTCGGGGCTTCGTCTGTAACTTCTGCCGGAACTTCTGCCGCCGCTGTTGTTTCTTCTGCCGGAACTTCTGCGGGTATTTCTACTTTTGCCGGAACTTCTATTACTTCTGGTGCAATAGTCAGCATATAATTCCCACCAATCTGAAACATATCTGCTGCCGCCTGGTTAATCGTTCTCAGAACCAGATTTGTGCCCCCGCTTAACTTATAATAAATAGAAGTAGCTTCATAAGGCACCGCCAGTTCTATTTCTGTTTCTTTCGGGTTACCAGAATAACCATACTGGAAGCCCTCTTTCTTCGAGGCGCATTGAACTTTTACTTGTGTTTCCATTTTCGCTTAGTCGGTTAACGTGAACACCGAAACGTTTAGAGTTTATAAATCTTTAAAATCATCTGCTGCATTGGCGGCGCTGTTATATTCTGGCCGCTTGTCTGTGTATGGTACCAGAGTAGGTGTTCCCGGAGGCTTCACCACAAAAGGCCCTACCCATTCCTTGAACATTTCCTTACCGGTCAATTTTTCCAGTTCGGTGATACCAACAAGAGCACGGGGTTTGAATACCTGGTTATTATTATAGCCTTTATCAAGAAGTATTTGAGTAACAGCAGGCTCGTTGGTTATTTTCCGCACACTTCTACCCGCAACTAATTTAAAACCAGGGAAATGCTCACCTTTATTTACAGCAACACTTAAAGCGTGTGCCTCTACAGCGGTAAGCCATTTGGTGAATTCATCTGATCGTTTAAGTATCTCTGCTATCTCATTGTTACTCAATAGATCAACGTCTTTGAAATCATGTTTCGCCATTTCCATGTTGTAATCCGCATTGGCCCGGCAGGTGCCGCGTATTTTGCAGAACCGGCAATGACTTCCTGCTTTGAATTCACCTTCACCATTCCAGGCCAGAAGCGCAGCAGGGCGCAGCACTTCTTCGGCCCAGGCTTTAAGTTCTTCTACGGTTATTGTATAGGTGGTAATACTATCAAGGCGGGGCTGGTAAATAGTTAGGCGCACCTCATTAATCTCATACAGCAAGTCGAATAAAATTAATGAGCCGAGAGCATAAAGCATCATTTGGCTATTCTTCTCTGCGTAGACAGGTACGCCTTTACCATACTTAAAATCTATAATTTCAAGCACCTTATCGGCCACAATATCCACATCCACTGTACCAAAACTTTCCGGAACGTAATAACTCAGGTCAAGTGTTTCTTCCAGGTATAGCCTTGCATCAGGTGTGCGCTCCTGAGCCTCTGAGAATCTTTCCATTACGTAAGTCGCAAACTGGTCGGCGTGTTCCATCATTGCCGCGTCATAAAGATCATTGGCCTTGATTTCTTCCATCGCCTTATCAAATTCTGCGCCGGTGATGGTGCCCTTACCGCGTAGCAGAAGTGTTTCCACCAGCAGGTGCGCCAGTGTCCCTTCGTCAGCAGCTTCGCTGCTTGTCCGTGCATACTTTTCTTCGAGCCGCGCACTAGGCGGGCAGGCTATCCACCGGGAGGCCCCTGATGGCGATAGCAAAGCATGAGCGCCCATTATTTAATCAGATTAATCTTTTCGAGAAAAGCAGCGTAGTCTTCTTTCTTTACTCCCGATACAGTCTTAGCGCCAAAGATCGCAAGGGCCTCGGCTACTTCTTTTTGTTTACCGGCTTTGATAAGCGGGTCAGTCTTTGCCCTCACTTCTTCCACAAGAATTGGTTTCTCTGTAGATTCAGCTTTCTTTTCTTCTTGCGCTGGCGCAAGGTCAGGAATTGGGTCTGCTTGTGGCTGAGGGTCTGCTTTTGGTTTCCTTGGCTGGCGTTCAGTCGCCTGCTTTGCCGCATGGGTTTCAGCCGGAGCCGGGTCAGGAAGCGTAGCAATGATCTGCTTAGGTGTGGGGAATTCAGTAAGTGCATCGGCTATGGAGCGGAGCGTTCTTGCTGTAATAATAGGGTTGTCCGTGGACGTGTCCAGGAATAGATCAATTCTCATTTTTGATAGGATTTAAAAGATATAAACAAAAAAAAACTTAGTCGAAACTTGTCGACGAATCCGAACTGCTATCGGAACTAAAGTCGCTAGAATCCGAACTCGAATCCGGCGTATCCCAATCACCTCCTGCCCCTCCGCCATCTGTAGTACCACCCCCAAAACCGCTGAAACCTATACTATCATCTACCCGGTCGGCATTCACCATATCAGCTATGAGTATGCCTGCTGTTATCGGGTCAAGATCATCGTCATAACCATTATCGCTCATCTGCCTGAAAGCATAGGGCTTGCGGCTTTGCATCGTGTGCAAATGGTCAGCGTGTTCCTGGTCAGCCACATGCACCACTCCCCGGCCATGGTCGGGATGGCTGACCACAATTTTCTTACCGATCTTTTCTCGGAACCATTGTAACGTATTCATTATCATATGCCCGGTTTACCATACCGGAAGGTTTAAAGAAGTGACAATTTGGAGGGTAAAAACGCCCCGCCCGCAGGCGGGGGCGTGTGTTTTCAGAAAAGAAACCTGATAGGGGTTTGTAGGGGCTGCTTTGTATTAAGCGATTTTGAAAGAATATATAGAGAAGTAATAGAAAAATGCAAAAAACACCAATCGAAATAGCCAGTAAAAGGGTATCATATCTCGGGTAGTTCCAGCTTTTAGCGAGGCTTTCCATCAATGACGGGGACGGCTTAGAGAAAAATCGTTTGATTTTTTTGCTTGGCAACATATAACGGAATTGATAGATCAGGAAAAACGTTCATGAATTATGCGTTGTGCGCGTTGACGGGCTGCGAGAATTTTCGCGTCAGGCTTTTTTTCGGGTTTCTTTTGCGCTTCGATCTGTTTGCGGAAAAAACGGGCCAGCGCCAGAGCGTTAGCCTCCTGTGTTTCGAGTTCTGATAGTAGCTTAGACATGATAGGTTTATTGAGACGTTTATTCGGATAGAACTGCTTTGATCTTGTTTATGTTTTCCGGCGAACCTCTGCCGGTACTCAGGATATTGGTAAGTGTTTGTCGGCTTATCCCCAAATGCAAACCTGCTTCCGTCTTCGTGAGATGCCCACGTACAAACGTTCGTAATCGTCGCTTTAACGAGTTATTAATTTTAGAACTTTTGAATTTCGGAGGGTTTAATATAACTTGCGCCATGTTTGCGGGTTGTTTGCGTTTTGCTTGCGCGTTGCTTACGTTTTGTTAGCATAACGTTTGCAGCGGGGGAACAAAGATTGTTCAAAAATTCAGAACTTTTAAACACATTTTTCGCTTTTATAGTTTCTTTAACTTATCTACAATATGTCTGATACAACAGTGCTTGCCACCATCTTTTCCAAACTCAAAGAGGAAGAAGCTTTAATCGGCAAAGGGAAAGAAATTCCTGCCGAACTTGAAAACATGCCCATCAAAACGCAGTCCGATTTCGCCCTCGCCCTCGACATCAGCAGAGGGTATATGAGTATGCTGCTTAAATCGGCAGAGGCGTTACCTGCCAAAGTCAGAGATACCATACATGAAAAATATGGTTTCAATCTTGTTTGGCTTTTGTCAAACGGGCATGAAGGGGATATGCGTAGCCGGGGTTCCGGCGCATCAGCGCATAGCCAGAAAGATATACCTTTCATAGGAAAAGAATATACCCCTGAACAAACCATCACCGCTCTTTGTAAGGCGCTAAAAGCTGCTGCCGCAAGAGAAGAAAAACTGCTTGCCGAACTGGCGAAGTCAACCGATATGAATACTGATTTAATGACATTGCTCAAACAAAGAAAATGAAGATTGCCTGAAAAGGCAGAAGGATAAACTAAACAAAAAATATACAGCAATGGGCTTTGCCAAAATCTTTGAATTACCCGAAGGAGATCAGTTATTAATCACAAAGGAAAACGACCCTGACAGGAATGTAAAATGGGCTCAGTTATGGTTCCGTTTCCGGCGGGAAAAAGAGGGTGTGATTATACCCATGCACCTGGCCTTTGACGACCCCTTAGTGCGCGATCATGTTTTTGATAATCTGAGCCTTGAAGAAGCACTGGAATTCTACAAGAATTTACCTACTAAAAAACACTGAAAAACCAACTTTTTAAAGCCTCGATCAGATATTTTTCCAGACCTTGAAAAAGTAAAAACCTTGCCCGATAAACGATACAGCCGCACATTCTGATACGAAAAAGAGTATTAAAAAACGTACCAAACCCACCAAAATCGCCATCTTATTAAATAATAAATAATAAATAAAAATTCCCTGAACCCCGCTACAGTAAAGGCTTTCAGGTCAATTTGAAAAAATAAAACTGATACAACAACAGGGTACATTTGCCTATTACTCTAAAATAAATATACGCCTGAAAGGTACAACCAGTGCGGTTCTTACATATCTTTGTTTCGTTCTCACTTAAAAAACGTACCAAAAAACGTAACAAGATTATGGCAAATCAAATCTCCCTCCCCAACAAATGCCGGGCTACACAGCCGGTAGTATTCCCCTCAGACTGGCGCGATTCAAAGCGCAAACCTCATGAATTGCTGGCTTTGGAATGGCGCATTTCTTACCGCTTTTATGACGATAACAGAGGTGAAAGTAAACAGGTTCATTTTCGTAAACTGAACATCGTTCAGACCCTCAAAGAAAGGCGCGAAATGGTAGAGTTAATTTACCCTTCTCTCGTCAAAGATTTAGAAGCCGGTTTTAACCCCTTCGATGGTAAAAAGAAAGCTGCAAAGGAGGTTAAGAAAACACCTTCACCTACCCATCAGACAATAGGCCCGCGCATGGGTTTTATGGCTGCAATAAAGTATGCTTTTGGCCGCGAAACAGATAGTCGCGGAGGTGTAGGTAATGAAGACCCTTCACACAAATTTTTCGTGCCTGTTCTCGAAAGGATAGCCATTAAACTCGGCATGGCTGACGCACCCATTTGCGACATCGGAAGAAAGGAAATAAAACAATTACTTGAACTGTGCGCCGTTAAGCGGGAGGGTGATTATTCAAACACCAAGTTCAATAAGTTCCGTGCCATGCTAATGAAGTATTATAGTGAACTCATCGAGTTTGAAATATGCGAAGCCAATTTCCCGCAAAGCATTAAAAAGAAGAAAGCTGATTTGAAGAAAATACGTCAGGTTATAACCGATGAGGAAGTTAGCGCAGTGCTTGCTTATCTCGAAAAAAGAAGGCCCGCTTTTGGTTTATACATGCATTGCTTTTACCACAGCGGGGCACGTACAGCCGAAATGCTGACCCTGAAAAAAACCATGGTCGATCTTACTAACCAGCGTATCAAATTCCTCATTAAGAAAGGCCGCAGATACACAGAGGTCTTCCGCCCTATACCCGATATAGCAGTGCCTTTTTGGGTCGAGGCCATGAAGAACGCAAAAGACGATGATTTTATTTTCGGCATCGGATTTGTACCAGGGCCTAAGATGATGAACCGGCATCTGGTAACCCATTGGTGGAATAACTGCATCAAGCACGGAGAAGACGAAAACGGCAAGTTGCTTTTCCCAGGCATAGCCGATTTTTATACTCTTAAGCACAAAAAGGTTTCCGATTTGCGCGATGAGTTAAGAGATAATGACCTGGTAAGTGTGCAATTTGCGGAGCGTACAGGTACGCTTTCTAAGCACTACGATCTTCGCGAAAGAATCGACCCGCGCCTCAAAACAGCAGGTAAGCCGTTGGGCGTTAAAACAAACCCCTAAATATAATTTTCCACCTCTGACCTCGGGAAGTCCAGAACTGCCCCGTAGGTCAGAGGCAGGAAAACAGGGTCATTTCTTAGCTGGCCGAGAATAATATTTTGCTCGTCTTCAAACCCCACAATCTCAAACCAGAGGTGTTCCGACCGGTCTTCTCCTTCTACCCCTACCTCAATCTGAACGTGTTTGCCCTTTTCAAGTATAGTGTAGGCGTTATTTTTCTGCCAGATAGCTTTCCTCGCCTCTGCGCATTCAGCGCAAATACAGCCGGTATTTTCTTTAGTGTTTTTCATTTTCAAACCTGTGTAAACTATCCATTAATACGCTGATGTTATCATAACAGGGCCACAACTTATTCGCCTTGATGCATTCTAGCTCTTTCCCAATGATTTTATTTTGAAGAAGACTTTGCTCCATCAAAGTGATCTGTTTCGTTTGGAGATCGTAAAATCTGGTATGCAGTTCAGTATATCTGGCCTCAAACTCATCAAGACTTCTGCTGTATGTTCTAAGGTCATAGAAACTTTTTAAGCCCATAAGAAGGACAAGGAAAGGGCTAATCATCAAATAGCTAAGTTTAATTTTCATATCAATTCTGGTTTGGTACTTTTCTGAATAATGTGGTGAATCGCCCTTCTAATGTGCCATCATCAGGTATTATACTATTATCCTGTATCACTCTAATGTCCTTAATCGCTTCTCCATCATTGTTGTAAGTGCTTCCGGCTTTTCTTAAATAAACATGCTTTACCGTGAACTCAGTTTCATAACTGATCATTATGCATTCTACCTTCTTGGTCGTCTTTTTCATCTGTTCATACTCGGCATGGGTTAGCTTTTTACCGTGTTCCATAGGCGTACCTTTCTTATCCACACCCCATAACCAGGCTTCCGTAACAAAGGCAGTGCAAATTATTTTCCTGCCAGCCGCATAGATAAACTTAACCAGATTGGGCACTACATAATCACAGAAATGATTTTTGGTAGCATCATTCTTCATTACTTCCTTGGGTATAGGGATTTCCATGGTTCGGGGCAAGCCGTCCCAATAAAGTATAGAGAGGAATGGAGTTAAGCCCTGATATTTTACAGCGCGTTTCTTAGCAGTTTCAAGTATCCTGTATTTAAAAACATCTATCTGAGGTTGAAATTCATGTTCTATCATCGTATTTTCTTTTTAATTTCTTCGGGTAATTTGCTGATCACAGCATCACGTAACTCGTTGAACATCGGACTGCTACAGCCGGAACCGAAAGCGGGATGATACATCCAGAAAGGGTCTATCTCCTTTATGTGATCGTAGGTGCCGCACCCGCGTTGCCCGATCTCATTAGCAGGCAGCAAGTGAGCGCAGGCGCTATGGTCTTCATTCCAGTGCCCGTGCCCGCAGGGCGTTTTAATACAGCAGAAGCCGCTTCCTACACAGGGCCGGATATAAATACCATCAAGTTCCCGGTATTCTGTCACAATATCACTAATGGTAATGCTCATTTGATTTTGTATAGCATTTTTATTGATAAAGACATAGCGAAAACCTGAAAAGCTATAGCCCAATATATTAAAGCCCATATCGCTACAAAAAGGGTAAAAACGTTCAGGATTAAAGCTACGTACCCTAGTGTTCTGGTTGGTATCATAAGATCAATTTTTATTACCTGCTTTTACCACCAAAACAGCCTGAACAAACACATCAAGTTTTCTCCTTGCGCTTTTCGGCAAACTTCTTAATTCTTCTCTGCTCGGTATCACGTAAGAACTTTTGTTACCTTCTTTTATTAATCTCAATCGTCCGGCGCATTTAATGCATACGCAATAGTTAATAGCCTCCTTACCATCCCCTGGTTCTTTACCTTCAAAGCAAGTTACATTGTCGGCCAGATGATAGCAGATAGGGCAAATCAGTCCAGGAAAAACCACAGTTTTATCTTTCTTCATTTTTCAAAAATATAAATCACATTATTTTCTTTGTGTGGGTTTCTACTCAGTAACCATGGGGCATAAATTTTCTCCCGTAGATGGGTTTTCAAAAGTGGTTTTTCCAAATGTAACGGTTCGTTCCCGACATGGATATATTTCTTCACTCCGTTCTTGAAAAATAAAGCTTCTTCCATTCCGGCAATGTCTGAGATATTTAACCCCCCAGGCTTTTTGTTGGTTATCCAGCATCCTATTACCGTATGCGGCTTGTATAGTTTAATAGCCCTGAGCCCGTCATTCTGCCGCACATCGGGGCCATATTTCACAATAGGCTGCCCAATATTTCCATAATATTGCTTCATACTTTCCTGCTCTTGCAAATGGCTGTCCACCATATTTATATTAAGCGCCCGGCCTATACACCCGTTACCGGCCCCCACTTCAAGAGCGGGCTTACCGTCTATTTCTTTCTTTAAGAATTGAATCAGTTCAACCGTAGGTATCTGGTATACCCCGTTTTCATGGCAGAACTGGCAGAGCATTTCTGTCGGAAACTGATTAAGAATATCAAAATGAACAGGTGTGATTAATCCTTTTTCTGTGATGAGTAACTCATTCAATTCAGAAATATCTTGCGTTTCTAAGTAATACCCTTGCATGAATACAAAAGTATTTGTAAATTTGGAACAAACAAACTTTTCATGGAAAAATCAAAATTCGTCCTTCGCTGTGCCAGTATGCTTCTTCAATTTCTTTCTATCGCATTGTTTATGACGGGAAATGCTGCTTTACAAAAGGATGCTATGTTTTTAATTCTTGTAGCAATTGCGAACTACGCATGGCTTAATCAAATAAACAAATAAACATGTCAAGATACATAATGCGAGAAGTTTCCGGAAGGTATATGATAGCTTACGGCTTTGATGCCGGTGTTCCCGGCATGGGTTATTTTTTCCAGGTCTACGACACACAAGCGGGAGGCGATCAGGATGAAGGTTTAATCGTAAATGAGGGCTTTTTTGATGGCCTTCGGTGGGATGATATGTTTACGCTTATGGCAGGCATCAGGGTTTTCTATGGCGTTCAATACACCGAAAAATTCATCGAGCATTTGAAATTAATCATGGATAAATAACCAATATAAACATGGAAAAACGAGCAATAATTTGCCCCGAGTTTCGGCTACCCAAATAAGAAGAAGAACTTATAAAAGCTAAGTTCAAATATAAAATCGTCAGCAAGCACAACACAGTTTGTGCCATAAGTGTAGACATGGAAGGTCACAGGGACGAGGAATTATACGCTGTTATGGAAACCATTCGGGCCTTTTATAATGATGAACGATTTCTTAAAATCATAAAGCCACTGGCCAATTGAGAAACTGGAAAGAAATACCAATCCCCGAAAATATGCGATACCTCGAAACCGACCCCATAAGGGGTATGCCGGTGCCTTACGTGGTTTTTAAAGATAAAAAAGGCGTAGTCCATTACAAAATAAATGATCATACCAAACAGGCGCTCTGCCATAAACATGGTTGGTGTGGCATCTGTGGCAGAGTTTTGAAAAATGATACCTGGTTACTCGGTGGCCCTGCCAGTGCATTCGACCCTCGCGGGGCTTTCGTTGACTCGCCCATGCACAAGACCTGCGCCTTATACGCGCTACAGGTATGTCCCTATCTTATATCATCTGATTTTGTTTTGAAGCCAATAGAAGAAATCGCTTCCAAAGTGAAAGACGAAGATATACGTGCTTATGTCGGATACAATCAATCCGATGCCCGGGTTCCCTTTTTTGCCTTTGTGAAGATCAGAGGCTATACAATAAACAGTTATGCACAACACCAATATATCAAACCGTATAAACCCTATCTCGAAACCGAATTCTGGCTTGATGGTCAGCAAATTTCAAAAGAAACAGCGCAGGCGCTAACTACTTACGCACTTTAATAATACATTTGTATTGCCTTTTACGTTTTAAGTGAGACTTTAACTGAGGCGATTCATTTACATTTTGTTTGGCAAAACGTTGTAATTGGAAACAGGAAAGCCCCCAGGAATGGGGGCTTTTTCATTGCCTTAACTTACCTATAAAAACACCTTTATGCTGTCGCAGCTGCTTGTTTGTTCAAATGAAACAATGATTCAAAAACCATTATCCAATGTTCAATACCGGTCAGCACTGGTGCCCCTTCATGTATGGCCGCTGTAAGCTGCGCACCCAGGCCACCAAGTAAACTGTTAACAGTAGCTATTACCCCCTGCACTGCCGGGCTGTTCAGGGCTGCTATAAATTCATTCAATACGGCCACTGTGGCAGCGCCTAGTTCGGTTGTTCCGGTCAGGGCCTCAATAGTTACCGCGCCCCCGCTCGAGAGGATATTTTTGATCTCGGTAGTTATGGCCACCGCTTTGCCTTGCGCAGCTATTTCACTCTGCGTGAAATGCTGTATATCAATCTGAAATCTCGATAAAAAACTCATTGTTTTTATTTTTAAGGGTTTATAAAACAGGTTATGCCGCCCCGTTATCTTTATCGGTAGCCGCTGCCGGGGTCTTGCTGTAGTGACTCCATAATACTCCTGCCAGGGCCATGATAACACCTATGGCCTGGGTAGAAACTTCGTTGCTGATCGTTCCTTTGGCAACAAGTGCCCCGGCTCCTATAGTAAGAAGATGGCGCAGATACCCGAAAAGAATAGCTTGTGTTTGCTGTGTCATTTGGTTTTAGATTTTTGGGTTATTAAATAATCTTGTTTTATCTCCAATTGGTTTATGGATTTTTCATGATCTTTCACTATCATTTCTATGCCCGATTTCCAGGTAGAAATATCTTCACGCCACTTGCTCCAATTACCTATATCAATACCGAGCAATACTATTGGTATCATTATCACAACTATTAAGGCCATCACAAGCCGGTTCTGCGTTTTGGCGTGTGGCTTCACGGCTATATCCACAATGGCTTGTACGTCTTCGATGCTCATTTTGTTTAATTTTTAATATAGTCCTATTGTATATCCTGATGCTGACAGAGTAGTACGTAAAGATGAGGTGCGGCTATCCCATGCGTTCTGCCCAAAATTGGCTGTCACCACAAACCCATCGCTGCTTACGTTGCTAATTCCAGGGTATAGGGTTCCTGATAAGCTTGAAAATGCTGGTGAAGAACCTACGATAGTTCCGTTTTGATAAACGTCAAAGGCGTGGCTTGAAAAATTAGCTGCAACACTTATAATATCTCCAACAGACCATGCCACCCCATAAGTAGTATAACCTCCATTATATAATTTATATGGAGTAGAAAATGCCGCCCCTACACCCCAGGATAATCCAGCATCTAACCCAAGAGCTGTATTAGCTGTATGAGAAGCATTAGCCAATCCAATCATTATCTGTTTCAGGCTTGTATACGTTGTTAGGTAAAACTCCCAATAATACTTACCAGTGGATTTGCCAATAGTGGCTATTGCGCATCTTGAGCCATATCCTGAATTAACTGTGTATATTAAATCTGTAGCATCCAAACCATCACCTACTCCGGCTATATATGATGGATTTAATTTCGCATAAGTTATAGGTGGCATTCCTGATATAGGCATAACAAAGCCCTTTCCCTGCCCGAAAACAAAGAAACTATGGAACAGGATTAGTAAAATAAAATAAGGCCTCATTGGAAAAATATATAGATTTTACTTTGTAAAAGTTGTGTGGCTATGAATTGATTGCTGGATTTAGCAGTGCTATTATATTCCCAGTCATCATATACTGAACCTGTGAATGATATTACCCCATTATATACCATTGAAGGATTATCTCCGTAGGTATATATTTCATAACTCAACGAGGCTCCTTGTTTATTATTATAGGAATCATAACTTGACCAAACACATAGCTTTAGTGGAAAGGGGTTGACTATCATTTTTGATGTATCAATGGCTGTTATCAGAGTGGCAGATTTATTTATCCTCGATGTCGAATCGAAATATATAGTTTGTCCGTTTCCATAAAAACTTAGGAAGGATAAAGCGATAATTAGCAATTTCTGTTTCATATGCTTAGTTTGAATTTCCCCACCCTGTTATCAGGGCAGAAGATGCCGAAATATAAACTCCTTGAATCACCATCGGTTTACTTGCTGTCGTTGTCGTGGGCAAAGCTGTAGTATAGTGATAATTACTATTAAAGGTTAGCGCCTCCCCCGTACCTGCGTCAGTAATAATGAAGTAAAAAGGCTGGCCCGTTACCCATGAGCCTGTCACAGCCGAGAAAGTCAAAGCCGTATTCAGCCCTGTTATTATAAGCATATACGGCGCATTCACATTACCCTGATTGGACGTTGGTACATAAGGCGAACTTGGCGCATTCACCGTCACTGTTTGCACCTGGTAGGGCGAAGTCGGAACCGCTGTTATGGTATAACTGTTTGTTGTGGTCATGGCCGTACCATTCACTGTAAGAGTTGTCGTAGGCATCGTGCCCGACAATTCGGTATAATTAATCGTGCCCGATGAAAGTATACCTAGGTTCTGTAATGCCGTAATCACGCTGCCTGTAGGCTGCACGATGGGCGTAGCGTTATAAAAGCCTATCTTCTGGCTGGTAGAGGTACCGATTTTTGTGCCTGTAGAGGTTCCAAAAACGATATTGTTTCCATCTGCTATATTCAGGCCGAGAAGCGACCCTAATGAGGTCAGTGAACTGGTTACCACTGTTGGGTTAAGCGTTGTGGATGTAAGCGTATTGGCCGAGGCCGTTATGGTATAAGCGTTGCCTGTCGTCATGGCTGTGGTATTTACAGTCAGGGTCATGGCTGGTGCGCTTCCTGCCAGGTCGCTGTAGTTTACCTGGCTGAAAGCAGGGGTTCCGTTCGCTGTCCCGGTTACACCATAAAACGTATGGGCGCTTTCCGAATTTGCGGTATAGCTTATTACCGGCGTGGTAGTACTATTACTTACACTTACGGTAAACAATGGGCTTAATGGGTTCGCTGTTACTGATGTCACCCCTATAGAAAGGGTATTGTTAATCCCATAGGTTATAGGGGTTCCGTTTACGGATGTTGTTGTAGTGGCGTTTGTTCCCCCGTTAGCCAGGCCAACGGTGCCCGAAAGGTTAACTGTAGGCTGCACTGTCGAAGTGCCGGTAATGCTGATGTTTGTGCCACCTATTACGTTTGTTACCGTTCCGTTCCCCGTCCCGAAATGTGTATTGGCATAAAACCAGCTACAGTAGCCTTTATTAACATTACTGTCAATGGCGTAAACAACTATGGATGAATCAGCATAAAAAACATTACCACCCGTAAGGCCCAAACCTCTCCCGGCTGTATAGGTAATTATCGAAGGCAGATGTGCATAATAATAAGTAAGCGTCACTGCATGGCCGTAAGTATTGCTATCGGGTTTTCTGAACAGATATGCGGTATCTAAAGTCGGGAAATAGGTATTGGCCATAAATAGCCTTAAAGCCGCAAGGCTGTCGTTTACCCTGGCTATGGAATCGTAATAAACTGCTGCCGACGCAATAGTAAGATATGTCGCCAGAGCGCTTGTTCTGGTAAGCACAACGGTAGTATCAGTATAAAAAGTATATAGGTTCAAACCTAAACCCGTACCGGCGTAATAAGTGTTTCCACCTCCGCCACTTCCAACAGTCAGGTTCCATACGCTTCCTGTATAGTACCACACATGCCCCGTGCTGTCTATATACCATGAGTTTTTACCGCTGAAAAAGGGGTTTATATAAGGCGTAAGCGGGGCTATATTTTGCCGGGCATAGGTAGTCCCCCTGAAGGAATCTATCGTGGTGCTATCCCCCCGGCCATTATGCGTCTGTCCATAGGCAACGCAATGCAGCAATAAAAATAATATGATGAGTATCTTTTTCATTATCCTATTTGAACAATAGCGACTTGCATATCATAGTTTATAGTTCCACTCCCAGCCAGTGTTATTTTTATACCAATGGGGTGAGTGGCTTTATCAAATACTGTTATAGCACCGAGGCAATAAACGCCCGTGGTGGTAAATGTGTTTAAAGTGTTTGCTTGCGCTGTTCCACTCTCGTCAGTAAATGTTGCTATAGCGTTAAGAGTATACCCCGATATAGCATTGATTTTTATGTATATGTTTACGGTAAAAAGGCCATCGGCTATCGGGCTTATTCCAGGTAATACTACTCCTGCGGTAAGCCCGCTTGAGAATGCAGGGTTATATACAGTTTTTGGAAAAGGGTTCAGATAAGATAAAATCTGCTGCGGCAGCATAACTACATCTACCGGCACTCCCCCTTGCATCTGGTAGCCTACCACATAAGTACTGCTATCGACCGATGCCGCTGTAGGTAATAAACTTATCGCTGTATCTGCTGGCATATATTTAAATTTCTACAAGTAATTTCGAACCTCCTTCAGTTAATAAGTGACCTCCGCTTTCTACCAGTATATAGCCCGGCGAAACCCCGCCCGCCGGTGGTATGTATGCAGTTGCATACACATAATTATTGGTCTTCTGGTCTGTGGTCAAATTGGTATCATACACAAACGTTTGTGGCAATACCGGCACATAATTCAAATCATTTACGCTGTTATCCGTACAGAACTTGGCCATTTGGTCAAGTGTCTTATATGCCATAAGGCATAGATCATACATGCTCTGCCCGCTTACGCTTGTGATATATGCTGTCATTGCTTATAGATAAACGTATTGGTTGCCGGGTTCGATAATACTATTTCCATTATGCCACTCACTATGTTCACCTGCGGATTATCAAGCGTATACCCATCATTTCCCAATTGCTGTTTAATTTTATTCAGCAGGGTTTGTGGTTGTAATCTTGATTTCTGATAAGCCGCTATACCAACACCATTATCAGGATATTCTTTCCACCATCCTGGGAAAGAACTGATCGCGTCTTCGATATGCTGATTATCCGATGGCCCTAGTTTCAGGTCATTAGTTTGAATAGGCAAATCGCCATCCGCGCCAAGAAGTATATCGTAAGAAACAGCCATGATGCAAGTTTATACGAAAAAAATCCGATAACCGGAAATGTACTGCACCTTTTTATTATGTAATCACTACCCCCGTCAGCACACCTGTTACAGGGCCGCCGCCACTCGGCGCTATAAGGCCGGTGGTATAAGTGATTGTGAGTGAAGAAACACAAGTAATTACAGCAGTGGCGATTGCGCCTGCTGTCGTGTCGAAAGCCGCCATCTGCGCCGAGGTAGGACTCGGTATATTCGCCACCATTGAGGCCTTTATCGCTGCTTTTAAAGCGGGTTGAGACATTGCCATACTAAGCCATTAAAGCGTTAAAATCAGATAAATCCTGGTTCAGGTTCGACACTGTGGAAGGGTCTAAAAAGGCTGGCCCTGTCCCGGTATCTACCTGCATTTGAATGAGATGATTAACCAAATTCTGAAAAATGGTCGTATAATTTTTACTTCCGTTCTTGATATTGATCTTACCTTCTGAAAGCGTAACAGTCATATCCCCCTGCTGCATCATAGCAGTTCCGTTTACCATACTGAATTCCGTATCGCCCACTATATAAATGATCTGATCAAGCTGCCCGAATACACTCACCCATGGTAACACATTTGGCGTAGATAGAATATAGACTGTACTTCCTATTGTGGGCACACGAAGAAGCCCGTCATTCACCCCCGACATAAGATTTACAGTATCAAGCGGCACGGCGGATGTACCGGAGATCAGCGTACAGGCACAGGTACGGGCAGGAATATTTACACTGACTACCTCAGCGTAATAAACATCGGGCTTTTCAATCCCGCTGTCTGCTTTACATATCTGCCGTAGCAGGTTCCTGCATTCTGATAAACTACTCAAAATATATAGCTGTTTATATCATTTACTGTGTTGATCTTATAGTCCAGGGTAATGTTCTGAAACAGCCCTTCTTCCTCTGCGCCTCCATAAGGTTCTACGCTTTTGCACATGTACTTTCCGTTCATTTCCGGCAGTAGCGGGTTCGTGATCTGTATCACATCACCATGCTTCACGAAGGGTACACCAAATGTGGTAAAGCTTCCTTTCAGACCATCATAATAGTATTTCTTCAGGTAGGTTACACCCATCGCTTTCAGCTTGTTTACATCGGTAACCGCGTCAAATATTTCCAGGTCAAACCGTTGCCCTATTTCCTGTGTAAATTTTAAAGGATAATCAACGCCGGGTTTTTTCTCAATGGCCTGAAACTGATTATTGGTATCCACATACACAAGTATTTCTGTGCTTTTCTCCCTGGTTATTTGCTGACCGTCTTTAGTTGTGCCATAGCTTTCGCCCGTCTTCGGGTTGGTTGTGGTATTATAATGGCTTCTCACAACTACTGACAATACTGTATCATCCTTTCTCACAAAATTCAGCCTGTCATTATCAAGTATATTCTGCTGAAAAGTGAAAGATTGCGTCACGGCATCGCTTGCCACATAGTAGGTCATACCTACTCTTAATTCATAATTCCTGAAATAGCTGTAGATTTTATAATGGCTCTTTATTCTGTTCAGAAACAGGGCCATGCTTTCGCCTTTCGTCCACAGGTTTTGCACATTAAATACCAGCGATACCCCCTGACTGACATTATCAGTATTCAGCACGGTAAGGTTTATACCATAATTTTTGTACCGGGCTATGGTGGCATTACTTTGCATAGCCGTATCAAGAAGGCTGCTGCATATCTGTTGCAGAGTTTGCCCGGGCCATTGCTTTACTGGTGTAGGTATCTGCTTAAGCAGCCACATAGCGTCTTCCAATTCAATTACAAATGGCATTCTCGGGCTTACCTTGCTTATAAAGCCCTGGTAAAGTTTCGGTACTCCGCCAGGATAAATACCGGTTGGGTCATTGCCGCCCGTCATATATTCCTGCTCATTCCCGTTTTGAAGTGTGGCCCGCCAGCCTATGTTAAAGGTTACCAGGTCGCCCCTCATAAAAGTAGGCTCAGGAATACTGAGCGCCGGTGATACTTCGTTCGGGTCTTGGCCCACATAGCCACCTATAGATTTGTTCACACTTGCAAGCGAATAAGTATTCCCGTTTTCATCGGTGGCAGTTATTTTTATGTTCTTGGGTATAGTAATCTTCAAGGTTTGAGTAAGCGATTCCCAGGTACTTGCACCACTATATGCCGTAATACCAGGTACAGTAAGCAGCCTGTTCCTGTTTTTAAATTCAGGACTTGGTATCTGTTGTATAGTTAGTGATGTAAGTACTCTGTACATATTAGCTTATGAATAGTTGATATTCCGCTTCCCTTCTGTTTTGTAAGCCTTTCATTACATGACCAGCAGCCTTTATCCAGTTCTCAAAATCCTGCAAAAGCGTAGGGTTAGAACCATGCAAAACCACATCCTTTTCAAGTTGCGATATTTCAAAATTGTGAAGCCCTTCATTATAGCAGAAATCGGCGCAGGCATCAAACTGGTTCGTGTTCAGCCCTGGCACGTTATTGGTAAGCCATTCTTCTACCGGTGGCAGATATGCCCTTACAAAATCCTGGCCCTGTTTTTCTGTTACAGGAGGGTCGTCCATGGTTACTTTAGTTCCATCCGGGTAATGCGTTGTGCCATAAGCTATGGTAATAGGCTCACCCCCGCTTGCAGGGTCGGCATAAGGTGTCGGGCTGAATCCCTCAAAGGAGCAAATAAATTTAATACCGTTATCTGATACTGTCATAAAATTGGTTTATGGTAAAAATTGTGTTATTGGTATATCGCTTATAGCACTGATCGTAAAGGCAAGCTTGCTGTACCCGCCTTCTTCCTGCACCGGGTTAATATCTTCTATCACTATATTGGTTATTCCGAAAGCGTTCATGAAATAGTTCGTTACCGGTATGCTCACCTGGGCCTGCTTCAGTTTCCACAGCGCGGCCATAAAATCCTTTGGGGCCTGGTCTGCCGGGTAGGTAACCACGCTGCTTATGTGTATCTCCCAATCGTCCAGGGTGATGTATTGTTTTATGCTTCCCGGTCTGCCGGTTATTTTGGTTTTCCCTATGATGCTTTTCTGGCTCATTTCCACCAGGGCTATCGGCAGAACTATGTTATCAAAAGTATATTGGTTATTATCAATGCCGGTATAAGTGTTGCCTGTACTGCTGTTTGGGTCAGTATTGCCAAGAGTTAAGGTTCCGTAAACTTTATTCGGGAAAAGGACATCTCCGAATACTTTTTTAGGGTCTATAACGTCGTAAGCATCCGGATTATAGTTCTGTATTACATTAAATTGCGGTGTAGTTTTTTTAAAAACTACGGCCCTTCGGGCCTGATTAACCCCAAAGGCGGTAATAATAGCAAGTTCATCTATGGCCCCTCTTACCGCAACAGGAAAATAAAGATTCAGCGCATTTATATAGTTAGTCCTTTGAGCGTTCGGAAAGTTATATTGCGGTTGCGGCGCAGGAGTTACCGGCGTAGCGTTTAATGCAGATATGGGTGAAGGGGTAGCCCCTATTATTGGTACTTTCATAACTAATGTATTTGTTCATCCTGCAATATGGCCTTCAGCATTCTGGCCATTTCTTCCGCTTTCACTTCTGTATCTGCCGTAGTTCCGTTCACATTTTGGGTAGTAATCTGCTGGCCTATTACCTTACCACCATGCAGAATATTATAGGTAACCAAATGCTGCCCTGTCACATGATCTTTTGGGGGAGCGATAGTCGATTTGGGGTCTTTGGTTGTGGCGCTTGACGCTCTAACGCCATATTTCGCAAGCATTAAAGAAAGATTATATTGCCCTTGAAGACCCATATTCCCTAACCCCATACTATTAAGGAGCCCCAAACCTTTTTCTTCTTCTCTTAAATACCCCTCTGCTTTAGCCAGGTCGATTAATGTCTGATTACCTCTAACATCTAAAAGCCTTCTTACTTCATCTACGAATTTCTGATCTTGCAGCACTTCCGGATGCGTTTGCGCCAATCTTCGCAGACTTAAATGCTGATCATCGGTATACCCTAACCCAAGAGCACTGGCATCTTCATTTATTACTTTTTTGTCTTTTCCAAAATCTACAAATCTGTTCCAAAATGAATTCAGGGACTTAACATTTTCCATCGCCCCTTTCTTATCCATTTCTAATTTCTCTGTATCTGTAGCATTTGCATAAGTGCCTTTAAAAGAAGTATAACTGCTTATTTTTTCCAGAGCGGTAAGCGCTGCACCTACTATCAAAACAGGTATAGCGGCCCCGGCCACAGCACTTAATCCCGCTAATCCGGCTCCTAGCCCACCGGCATCTGTTGCCGCTACGGCAGCAGAGGCGGTAAGCCCACGGTTATTAATTGGCAAACCAAAAGCCTGAATTGCCTGCCATTCTTGCGCTTTGAGATATGCAAGCCTTTCGCTCACACTATTTCCAGGTATTAGCCCCGGGTTATGCGCAAGCGTTCCGACTGTAGTATGCGTTCTTAAACGATCTAACTGATCTAATTCTATTTTAAGCGCAATCTGCCTCTGTAAAGCAAGATTACTTTCGAGGATTGCTTTGTTCTGTAAATCGAGTATGGCTGTTAATCTTTCTGTCGCTGCGCTATAAGTGTTAGTTCCATAGGTAACTAAACCAAGACTTTTGGCCTGACTTGTGGTTTCATAATTCGTTACGGCTAATACTTTATTATATAAGCCGGTGACTACTGATACAGCCATTTGCGCGACTTTCCAGTTCACATACAAAACAATCAGATCGCCAAGAGTTTTGGTATTGGCGATAATCTCATCTTCGTTTTGTTTAAGCCAGGCTATTCCTTTTTCTAAATCTTTGAAAAATGAAATCACTTCCGGCTTTACGCGCATTGCAAGCGTGTCCTTAAAATCTATCCATGCATTACTTAGTTCGTTTGTTTCGGCTACGTATGACTTCAAAGCTTCCGGCAAATTCTTGTCATACATATCCCTCATATCCTGTAAAACTTTCGGGATATAACCGTAGGATGATGTATGCGTCATTTGTCCTTTGGCTATCATCACATTCAGTTCCTCCATCGAAACATGCATTTCCTTAGCCAGGTTCATACCAAAACCGGGAAGTGTTGCGATGAGCGGGCGCAAATAGCGGGGCTGTAAATTACCTTCTTCCAAAAGCTTGCCTATACCACCAATAGCTGCTTGAACTCTCTCTGCCGGTAAGTGGAGTATGGTAAGAGTTTCTGCCAGATCGCGGAACATAGCGCGGGTTTTCTGGCCCTCCACAGGAGTACCTTTTACCATTGCCATTAACTGCGCGTATTCGGTATAAGTTTCCATTATAGGAAGCTTAAAATCCTTTACCGCATCATTAAGGTTTCTTTGGTTTTTTACCGCTTCGTCGGTTGTTGTAGAGGCAAATTTTATAAGGTTGCGATAGCTTTCAAGTTGCGTGGCTGTATCAACAATATTTTTACCGAAACTTACCAAAGCGGTAAGCCCGAGGCCAACACCCACAGCCCCGGCCATTCCATGCAAAGCATTATTTACTCCGAGAATGGATTTCTCTAACGACACAGCCGCAGCCTCATCCGCCTGGAAAGTTCTCCGGAGGTTGCTGTTTGCCGTTACGGCGTAAACTATATTCTGCCCTGTCGCCATTACATTTTTCCTATGTTATAAACCTTATTTGCCTGTGGTGGTTTTTCGCTCAATACACCTGTATATAAAGCCCCCCGCCTTGCCATTGCCATCAGCCTTGCCGCCCGGTCATTATCCATTTCGGTAACATCCTGCCCACTAACGTAAAAGACCAGGGAAGCTAATTCGCCCCACTGGTCATTAAAGTAATCGTTCCAATATGCGAAACGTTCGGTTATTTTTTTTTACCTGTTGGTATTGCTACCTCTATGGTTGAAAGCAATACCAGGGCAGCGCCGTTCATGTACTTACGCTGGCTGCAACGATTATCACTCTCATCAAAAAGTATCAGGCTTTCAAGAGCCTGTATCGCTTTCGGAAAACTTGTCTCTGCCCCGTTAAGTTTAGCCGCCATTAACTTGGCATCTGTCAGGCCATCTACTTCATAGAAAAAGCCGGTAACAAAATCGTTTTCGTTTTCTCCCTGAAGAACGAAAGGAATTACCTTGCGTTTTGGGTTTCCGTTTTCCGATAAAAATGCCGCTTTGGCTTCTGCATTTTCCCAGGCTAAATCAACCGGCTCTTTTACCGGCTCTTTTACCGGTATTGTTTCTTCTGTAATTGTTTCAGGTTCCATATAGGGTAAATAAACTTTAGAATTATAAATGATTATCTCATCTGTCCTGCATAGATAATATCTACGCTCTGCCAAAAGCCGGTATCGCCTTCCTTATAGGTATTGCCATCGGTCAAAAACTGACAATTCTGCATTACATCTGTGGTCGGCAAATTCGGGTTATTGGGGTCGGGCACAAAAGGTAACCGTACCTGGAAACGGGCCAATAAAGTTGGGTCGCCGTTTGGCGATGCCAGTATAATCCTTTTCCAATCGTCCAGAAGAATATCAATAGTGGCCGTTTTGTATTTTACAGCCCCGACTACGCGGCCTATAGGCTCAGAACCTACGCCATGCACATCCTTATATTCCCTGGTCTTACCAAACATGATGCTCTTGACCCCTACAAAGGGAACACCCGCGATAAGAACCTCTATCTGCGGCCAGCTATAAAGTACGCCTAATTGAAGTGGTGCTGCCATTTTATTTATCTTTTATCCCATACCTCCCTCTCTTTTGGAGAGGGCCGGGGTGAGGCCCTATAATTTTTGTGTGAATTGAAGCGTAACGTTTATGTTATCAGCTATATTCACCTGCAATAAGTCGTATGTTATGGCTATATAGCCCTGTGTTTTAACATTCTGTGTAGCGCTGATGTTTACCACGCCGGTTGTCAGACCTGTACCTGTCAGGTTGCCTGGGCTCAGATCGCCATCGTTTACCATCTGCACTATTCCGGGTTCAGCAGCATCTATATATTTTTCAATAGTAGTCTGCGTCATTGTCCCGTCACTGTTCAGATAAATGCGTGATTTCAGAAGCGGTAGCAGGGCTATGTATTGTTCCCTCAGCACCTTATCTATCGTCCTCACACTGCAAAGCCTGTTGTATGCATTTGTCTGAATAATGGCCGTCCAATCGTTATTTACAAAGGTTCCGGGGAAACCGGAATAGGTTACACAGAACAGATAACGGTAACTGTCCAGTTGATCAAGCAGTCCCGGAGAAGTTGTATTCAGAGTGCTGAAAATATTACCATTGGTAAAACCAGGTATGTTATTCTCGGTTCCGTCACTTATGTTGAAAGCCCCTACCTCTCCAATATCCTGGCTCACGGCAGCTATTGCCGCTGTCCCGAGAATATCACCCAGGTTACTTACTGATACGCCGCTGTTTATATACAGTTGCGCACCTTCTGCGCCTCCGTCCTGGCTTATCACAGGTAAGCAGTTTTGGGCGTTGCCCACACTCTGCAAGTTCTGTAAGGTCGCAAGATTGGAAACGCCTGCTATGTTTGGAACATACAGCATTTCGCAAGGCTGGTAAGCCGCAAACATCAAAGCATATTGTGTCTGCAAGCTATTCAGGTCAGTGGTTACCTGAACTGCCGATTTGGCGACAAAATTCAATATACCCATCTGCCTTGGTTCCCCGCTGGCGTTAACAGTAAGGTTGTATACCTCAGTGAAACTTCCACTTGGCGCGGCAGTAAACTGCACCCACACCTTACCATTCGGGTTTTTAGCGAAATACCTTTTTATGGTATAGTGCCATAAAGCTTTTGCACTGTATACCCCGCCGCTGAAAGCGGTAATAGTGCCCACTGTGATCGCACCGGTAACGGTAGCCACAGGCGAAGTGCCATTCAGATTTATCCCAAGTCCTGTACGGGCTATCAGATTGATTGTGCCTGATGCAGGTGAGGCTGGTGCTGCGGTATACCCCACTCCGCCTACCGCGTCGGAAGGATTAGTGAGATAGCTGTTTGCATTTATGGCGGCTATGATGCTTGTGGCAAGAATAGTCGCTGTTGTGTCAGATGATAACTGCGTGTAGGTACAAAGGGTAACGGTGGTAGTCGCTCCCAGGGGATTTTTTTCTGTTACGGTTATAACTATCTTATCTCCTATGGCTCCTACTCCGGTTATGATTAAAGACCCGGCAGCTTTCGTTTCGTCTGAAAAATCCTTTGTAATACCTTTCGTTTCAGCATCAGCCACGCCAAATACTGCCTGGCAGGCTGTCGTAGCAAAAGAACCCGGCGCAGTGCCATAGAATTGCAAAGCGGAAATACCGTCGTTATTTTCAATAACGCCCGGTGAATTTCCTTGCCCTAATGTGAAAGTTATTTTACTACGTGCCATTGTTATTAGTTATGTGCTATTAACTTTTTCTTTTTGTCCTTCGCCTTCTGTACTGCTGCCTGGCCGAGGTTCAGTTTCGATTCATCTATCCTCAGCATTTCATCCTTGGCGGCTTCCAGTTCAGCGGTGTATTTTTTGATTGCTTCGGCCTTTGTAAGCGTCTTAACAATCTTCAACGATTCATCCGGCAGATCAACATATTTTGCCGTAACCTTACCGTCGTCATTACGCGCAGCTATTTCGCTGGGGTGCGGGTCTGGTGTTCCTTCTTCTACCCTTTCCAGGCCCAGGCGAACGTAATTTTTGCCCCGGTAGGTATTGGCGATCAGAAAGTATTCATCGCGGTTATTGAAATAAAGAACTTTGATATGCTCCATACTTGGATGTTCCAGGCTTTCCAGCACATCTTCCAGATGGTCAATTTTTTCCTGTAGTTTTTCTTCTCTTGTTTTACGTGGCATAGGATAGGGATTTATAGGGGCTTATTAAAAAATTATACTGTTATAGTCCGGTAATCCTCTACGAGATTAGTACCGTCATATGTAAAATGTATTGAGCCGAATTTAGCTTCCGTAACGGTAAGCGTCCCGGATGAAACCATGGAAGTACCAAAGGTCACTACCAGATTTGCGGATGAGTTTGCGGCAAAATTGAAATGAACTCTGTCGCCTATCAGCATACTTGTAGTGGTCACGTTAATGGTCATAGTCGAGGTTCCTACCGGCGAAGAAACCGGGATAGGATTGCTTGAATACCCCAAATAATATTTGGCATCCTCATGTATAGGTGTAATGGCAATAGTAGACGCTGACGTGGCCACAGCCGGATACCCGGTGAACATAGTTACAACCAGGCCGCTTGCCCTTCCCGTTAACGTATCGCTTCTTACTACTGTAGTTGACATAATGAATGATTTAAATATTTAGATCTGTTTCCGGAGAATTATACCGTAATCGAACGGGCTGTTTCCTGCCAGGATGCTCCGTTGAACATAAAGTCTACGGTAGCAAATTTGCTGCCGGTTACTACTATGGTCGAAGCGGTTACGGCAAAACCAGTGCTGAACGTTACTGTCCTGTTGGTGCTGTCCGGAGTGAAAGAAAGCCGAAGGGTATCGCCTACATATGGGCCGGTAGTCGAAGTGCCTACTCCTATAGTAAGGCTTAAAGCCCCTGTAAGGTTTATGGCAATATTCGTTATGCCGCATGTGGTAAGCAATGCAAAAGAAGCCGGAGAACCTGCCGCTGTGGTAAGGGCCTGGTAATCCCAGGTCTGGTTCATCCCTGTATTATCATCATTGTTATAGCCGCTCGGAAAACCACCCGTTGCGCCGCCTAACCTCTGAATTGTTGCCATGATATTTTATTAAAAAAGTTGAAAATGTTTTGTTCTTAATGCGCCTCTGATCGTGAATTACGCAGTCAGCGTGGTTGAAATCACTATTTCAGTTCCCCAGCCTGTCTGTGTATCTGCCTTCATCAGGATTTTCAAAAACCACAGATCGCCCCAGTTTGTTTTCAGGCCCATCTTCACATTGGTTTCATCAGTTGCACTGTTCAGGCCCAGCCAGAAATGGCCTTCCGGAGATGGTTCGCTGATAGTAGCGATGATGGTATTATCAGGCATACCGGCAAGGTGAACCACCTCATAGCCTTTATACCTCATGATACCTTTCTCGGTAAGGTCAGTGCTTTTGAAAGTAAGCTGTGCCTGTGCTTCTTCATAAATCTTCTGAGTGTTCAGAGAGATGTGGAAACGCACACCGTCCATGCCGTATTTATTCAACAAAGGCAGTGGGATAGCGTTAAGCACATTATAGAACTGGCCGATGATGTTATTCACAGTCAGCACCAGAGCGCCAGCCACCTGGATAGTGGTATTGTCGTTCAGGATTTTTGTGATCAGGCCGTCAAACTTGTTGAAGATCGCATCGCCTGCTGCCTGCCCCTTGCTTGTAGGGTTTACATTACCATGAGCCGGATGGAATACTATACGGCTGCGCCAGATGGCCTGTTCGTTATATTCCACTTCCCTTTTCAGGGTATACATGATCACATAGCTGTTTGTTGTCTCAGGCAACGAACGGTCTATGAGGTCTTTGTTCAGGTTAAGGGCCTGCCAGTTTACGGTTAAGTCATTGGGGTTGAAGTCGATGAAAATTTCATAATCCCTCGGTATGATCTGTTTACCGGTGATGATGATATTTCCCTGCGAGGTCGGCATCGCACTCCTGTCCTGGATAATGTTGGTAATATCCATGAAAGGGATTGTGAATTGCTTCTTGATGTCGTCCTTGATCATCAGGCAACCATTTTTCACTGTGTCCAGTTGCAACGTCTGCTGCGTTACATACATGGAGAGATCGGTTTCACCCGCATATGTGGTATCTATTACCTGCAATCCTTCGAGAGCCATAGTGTTTTATTTAAAGAGTTTATAGTCGTTTTTCAGTTTGGGTTTTTCTTTACCCCTTATTTCCTTGAAGCAAGATTGGCTTTACGTTTGTCGTTCATTTTCGCCATAACGTCAGCCATATTTTCAGCAGGTTTATCACCGGCAGCAGCCTTGTTCACTATTTCATGAACCTTGGTGCCCTGGCGGAAAAGTGGCAGTTTGTCAAGCATGTTCTTAACCTTGTCCAGGCCAAGTGTTTTAGCGGTATCCACCCATTCACTCAAAACGGTTTCATCAGTGCCCAGCTTGTTCTTATAGCTGTTCACCATGTTTTTACAGTTGTTTTCGAGTTCTTTTTCTTTGGCGGCTTCGCCTTCTTTTTTGGCGTTTTCTTCCTGCTCCACCTTTTCCTTTTTCAGGTTGGCGTTTTCTTCTTCCAGCTTGTTACACTTGTCTTTCCACTCGTCGCGCTCCTTCTTCACATCGTCATAGTCGTTGCGTCCTTCGGCGAGTTCTTTGGCAGAATCCCGCTCTTTCTTCACATCTTCCATTTCGTTCTTGATCTTGGTCAGATCATTGGTAACAGAAGTGAGTTTTTCAGTGGTTGTTCCCAACTCGTTTTTCATTTTGCTGATGCTCTTGGCAATCGCCTTGGCGTTGCTGTCTTCATTCAGATCAAGTTCGTTGGTAACTAATGCGATGTTTTCCATCTTCTTTTTTTTAATGATTTGAACACTGTTTAAATAATGTTTTCCTGCTGCCCATTTATCGCTCATTCCCGCAAGTGCAAAAGCGTTTTCACCACTTGGCACTATCTCATCGCACAGGCCCATTTCAAGGCATTCTTCTGCGGTGAGAAAAGTTGTCCGGGCCATCAGGGTAAGCGTTTCGTCCATTGTCAGTTTCGGTTTCCCGTTCCTGCCGCTGCCTTCACTTATCAGTTTCGCAACCGATAAGGTCATAGCATCAGTGGCCTCATCCTTCTTGCCGCTTTCCCCTTTAGGGTCGTGGCACATGAATGTTGAATAGTCCATCATCCTGACCCTCCTGCCGGATAGCTGTAACCAGCCTCCCACGCTTGCCGCCATTCCGATGTTCAGCGTATCCACTTCCAGAGGGCCTTCTTTCATGGTGGTGGCCATGTTATAGCCTTCCATCATTTTACCTCCGGGGGTGTTTACCCAAACTTCAACTTCTGTAACCCCGTTTTTCGATAAACCAAAGAGCTCATTTAAAAACTGCCCGCCCATGATTCCAGGCCCATCTTCCTCGTCGAAACCTATATGTGTATCTACTACGAGGATGGGTTTTTTTGCATCAGGATTTTTGCAGTAAATAAATTCCACACCTAAAATTGAATTGATATAGATCGGTAGAGGGATTAGTACCGCACCTTTTTCGTTTTGGCCGGGCATAAAGAAGGCCGCAGGATAGAAACCCCGCAGCCATACCCTATTATTATCACCTAAAAGTTTTATTGTTGTTTTCTATGTTCTGATGGCAACTCCCCAATGTTGCGCAAATAAGCCCTTGCAGCATCCGTAATAAACGAACTCTCTGTCATTCCTTCATGCCGGTTCACATAGCTTTTTATCTTGTCGGCAATCGGTTTGGGGGGATAGCCTATTATTTGTCTTTCTTTTCTTTCCTGGGGCTTCATTTGTTAATATTTTGGTTTTCCGGATAGGTTGTAATACATTTGTATTTCACTTTCAAACAAATCTTTTATATGAAAAAACTTATCGTCATTCTCGCGTTTCCGATCTTCTTTATCGTTGGTTGCACTAAAAATATCACTCAGGTTTACCCTTCTACTACCAACATTCTCAAAGACAGTTTGGTTGTTCGGGATACTGTAATCATAAAAGATACCACCAAACAAACCTCCACAACTTCCATACCCCCCATCCCTTCTAATATTGTTTCTTTGCCAGGCAACGCCAACGACTCAATTTCTTTTAATCAGAGCAAGAATGTTCTTTACATTTTGGCCCCGTCTAACAAAACCGGTAGAATCCTTCTTTGGTTGAACTGCGCAAACGCTGTTGTCGGCACTACCGTTAACATCTATGTTTTTTCCTCTCTCGGCACACTTCCTTCGCTTTGGGTTAATGGTTATGGTCAATGTTTCTCTCTTAACTCTCCCAATAACCCCAACGCTTTAGAATGGTATTATCAGGTAACTTTTATGGGTAATTTCAATGGCGAAAACATATTCAATTATTCTGTTTTCACCAATTAGTTTATGTAAAAAGAAATATTGTCCAGTGAAAAAGCATCGTTTGCCTCAGTCGGTTCATCGGCTATGTTTGCTACTGTGATAACAGTATTACTTCCTGCTGCCGATAAGGCTATCGTTTTTGCACTCCACACTGTTCCTGTCGCCGTATAAAACGCTGTTGAACAATACATGGCGTTTGCTATTTTTAAACCAGTAATAGTTGCCAGAAACCCGCTAGGCGTTGTGGATGTGGATACTACAACACCTCTTAACTGCACCTCGCCGCTAAAAGGAAAATATCGGTATTGCGCCACATTCCCCGCTATTGTTGTTCCTCCTGTCCAGCCACTTCCAAAAGAGGTTATGTTTTTCCACTGCCCAAAAAGCTGTAGTATATTCCCATAATCACTTGCGCTTGTACCGCTCAAAGTTCCACCTCCACTGGCCCCGCTTGCAAATACCACAAACCGGTTATTATGCACATTGCTTGCCCCTGTCACGGTAAAGGTCATTGGGTCGCCGCCCAATGCGTCAGAGTAATGCGATGGCGGCAGGTTTGCCACTACTACATTACCGCCACTAGGCGTGGCAAAGCTGCTGCCAGGCACCACATAAATTTCCCCATTGTAAAACACCGCTCCTGGGGCTATTGTTGTTGTGCTTCCCGGAGAGATCACCACCACGCTTTCAGCGCACCCCCAAAGGATATAAACTGTCGAAGTGCTATAGCTGCTGCCTATCATAGCTATGATGGTGGCGTTAAAGCCCTCCTTCCAGCTTTGCTGTAAAAAGTCAATTGTTCCTGCCGTAAAAAGGGCTATGTTAGGGCTGACGGCTAAACTCAGATCAAGGGTTTTCATGCTTTTATTTTTAGTATGTTGTTATCTGCCAGCCTATGCCCGCAGGCACAAGACCGGAAACAAATCTGTTAACTACTGCTGTTCTTATCGCTGTTGTTGCCCCCAGGGCTATAAATACCGCAGAGGGAATATGTATCAAAAATTGATAGCTTGATGCAAGCCCTGTTATAGTCGTTGAGGTAACTCCATAACTGGTTGCGATCGAAGTCACGCTTCCCAAAGTATACCCCACGCTTTCCACTCCGAAACTCACGTATACAGGGGCGAGATTGGTAATGAAAATATCGCTGAAAGTTCCACTACCACCATAAGGCGCAGGGTATGGGGGTTGCCTGAATGTGGTACCGAAATACCGGTTCAGAGCATAAGTCAGCGTTAGGTAAAAACCATTGTATTTTATCCTTTCGGTTACCCCCAAAAAGTTACCGGCTATCTTATACCAATATGTCGGAGATGTGCCGGGGTTATTCCCGATATTGCCTGCCTTCAAACTGATGTAAATAGTGAAATTATAAATCACCGGCGCATTGGCCGCATAAGTAATCCCCGTGTTCCATGCTGGCAAAGGAGTAGTCTGCCGGTAGTATCCAAACCAGTTCCAGTTCCATAATACTCCAAATAGCAAGGATTGCGCAAACAGAATAAACTTCGTCTGCCGGTATTCAGGCGGAAGTGCGTTTATGGCGTAACTGGCAATATTGTATATTAAAATCCTGATCATTTTATTATCTTTGTACCATTCATAGTAATAAGGTTTAGATAGGCGTGGTTTCTACCTCGCCTTTCTTTTATTCGGCCACATAAACCAAACTATTGTTTATCGTATAAGAAGCTGTGTTCTCGGTAATCATAAACCCTACCCCTATAAGTCCTGAATTATATTCATTACTCGCCCAGGTGTTTGCACTTACCAGGTTGTAGCTTCCGGGTACAAAGGCAGTTCCGTCGAGCCTTGCGTTTACGTTATTCAGTTCAAAATCTATCACCCCCGGCACCGCTCTTACCGCAGCTATAAGATCAGTGAGTTTCAGCAATCCTACCTGGCTCAATCCGCCCGCTACACCTGTTGCCGGTATGGCGGCGAGAAAAGCCTGTATAGCCTGTACAACCGTTCCGTTACTCACTGGTATAAGGGCAGCGTATTGGCCGTTATAAGTTACTGTGCCCCCTATATAAATATTATCAGGGTTCCCGCTGGTCACGTTTACGGTTATTCCCGGCACACTCAGCAGGTTTGCATAGGTCTGTGCTGCCGCCAGCGCCCCGGCCCCGGCATAGGTGTTCAGATCGCCCGGAACGCCATTATTATTGGCAGCAACTTTTATGTGCAAAGTCCCGAACGCTCCTGGAACGATAGTGCAATTTGTAATTACCTGATCAGCCGGTATTACTGAAGCGTATCCGGGGGCCAGTGTAGTTGTGTTGAATTCCAAAAGCTGCGGTGTGGCCGTATTAAATTGAAACAAAAACATCATCGCCTGCCACCAGGTATAAGTCTGAGGGGCTGTCTGCGCTACCTGTGCTTCTACATCACTGGTAAACACATCTAATATCTGTTCAAAGAGTACAATGCCCCCCGCTACCGTCCAGAAGAATAGCGCCTGTATGTTATACTGCGACCATTTTGTCGGGTCGGGTAAAGGGTTCACCCCCGCAGTAGTGCAAGACGCAATGTAATTTGCGACGAGTGAATTGTAAACGGTTTGCTGGTTGCGGGCCATAGTTTATAATGTTGCGCCAATAGGCATACTGGCATTAAACGAAATATTTTGTCCGGGTCGGAACCCGCCATAAATTGTAAAATCAAAAGTTGCGCTTGCATACGGCACACCTACATAGCTATCCCCATTAAGCATAAAAGGTGTTAGCACGGCGACAGCCGGAGAAACACCTAAAATGGGTATGGTAAGCGTATCGTATTGCAATGGTATCACTGCCCAATGCCCTGCCGTAAAAGCCACGTCGCTGTTGGCGATAGTGCATTGATACCCGCTGTTTCCGTAGTTCACTTTGTTCCCCGGCGCATAGCTGGTTCCCGATACCCATTGAGCGTTTCCGTCATGGTTGGTGGCGTATTGCACAGGTATTACCTGGCCGCTTGCCAGTGTTTGCGTTATGGTCGGGTCTGGTGTATCGGTGATGAAAACATTTATCTGGCACACTATCCATATATAACTTACCCTGTCGTCGTTTGGCGGAGTGCTGCCATTGTTCCAGCCCATACTTGCCACCAGGCCAATAGGCCCTGGCAGCGATATGATTTTTGTCTGATCAGGGTCAAGCGGGCCGCCTTTCAGATCGGTAAATGCGCCTTTAAAATCCAGTATATAATGGTAAAGTTCAGCGTGTTCCTCGTCCATCTTTTCCTCCCCCTCAGTCAGGCATCCGCTATATAGGGGAAAGAATTGTTCCAATTGCGTTTTAATAAGATCGCGCCAATTGAAAATCTCTAAGTTCTGGTCAAGGCCGCCTATAACCTGGTTATTCTGAGCCGCGCCGCCAGCTTCATTATACCCGTCCTGCTGTTCATCTATAAGATGAATCTTCCAGATCGCATCCGGATACCATGATGTTCCCAGCCCAAGGCTCATTTGTTTCCCCAGCACAAATTCCACATAGGCTACCGGCATTACAGGTTTATTACCTCTTTTCTCGGCCCATTGTCTCGGCTGGTTGTTCCATACCGCAAGTGTTTGGAGAAAATGCCCCGGCGCTGGCTTATCGGTAGTTGGTATAAGCCCATTACTTAAAGTATTGGTATAAGCATTCCAATCAAAAGGAATAGCAGCAAGCCTGTCCAGCACACTGTTAATACTTTTTATGATCATACTCGTTGCCATATCTTTCCCGTTTCTTCTCTTAATATCTTTAATTGCAATCGTTGTAATTCGTCGTTTTGTTTCATAAACGACCTTTTTGGATTGTAGGCATACCCGCCAATTGCGCTATCCCCTGTTCCTTCATTGTGGTAATTGCCGTATACCCTGCCTCTGCTATCTGTAGCATCATTTACGAGCAATACCTTATTTGCTGTAACCAATCTGATACTGTTTCGGGTACTATTCTTTAAGTTTCCGGTCACGTTAAGAATAGGCAAATTTGCTGTCTTGCTGTTTCTTGTGTAAGGGCTTAAAGGTTCCCAGGGTACTTTCCCCCACGCCTCTTTATCGAAATTTTTAATGAAATAATCTCTCGTTTCTTTCGCAAGCCTGGTCATTGCCTGTAGCATTACAGTATCATGTATTGCAGCCATTTTTGCGAACCCGAACTTACTTGCCATATCTATTCGATTATGCCCCAATCCTCTGCAAGCATATCAGTCTGAGATGCCAGCCATCCTGTTAAAACTTCGCCTGTTGCCGTCAGCATTCTTATACTTCCGAGACAGGGTAACTCATCCCTATCGCCGAAAACAGATAAAAGCATAGGGTCTTTAACCCATTCTCTTTTTACCGATGTCGCTGGCAAAAGCCAGAGATACATTCCTTTACCATTCCATCCGGAGCGGCTTACTTTTGCACCTTCTTTAAGTGCTTCGATGGCTGCGCCAAAAGTTAGATTATACATACTATAGGGTTTTAGTTTAATTGTACCATTTTCAATTCTTCCCTTTGCCGCTGCCGGTCGTCCAGCTTCCTGGCCCATGGCGTTCCCACCACAAAAGCGCCGTTCTGCACGATGCTTCCTTTTTGTATATGCACTCCATCAAACACCAATCCTACTTCGCTTTCTACCCTGTCCTGAGCCCGCTTCCGGATTCCCTCATATATCGCAAAAAGTTCTGGTCGCAGATACAAATCCCTGATCGCTACGCCTCTGTTTCTTTCCAGATTTATCCGGCTCTGAATCGCTTTCCAAAGCATTTGTTCAGTCTGGCTCAGTTCATCCAGAAAAATACCTTTGATGATTTTGTCGTTAGCATTCATAGGTTTATATTTTAGGGTAATAATGCCGCCAGTGTGGCGTAGTCTGTTTTATAGTTGTTCCCGGCAGGGCTGCTTCCGTTAAAATCATTGATCTGTCCTATGCTTATCGAAAGACTTCCCACATTTTCATGCGTGATGAAAAAAGCATAGCTTGAATTTACAGGGGAGGTTACTATCGGATAAAGTTCTACCCTTAAACCTGTGTTTACAGGGAAAGAATAGATTTTATTATTGGTGTTATCAAGCACCTCGAGCACCTTGCTTCCCGCAGTGGATACACTTTTGAATGAATATTGTAATGTCGGCATATGCTTATCGTTTTAGTTCCGTAAATGTTTGGTATAGTTCAAGCGTTTCCTTTTTAAAACCCGCACTTAGCATTATTTCATATGTCTTTTTACTGACGAATAATTTTACCGGTTCTTTTGGACGGGCATCGGCGAGTTTCATTTCTCTTTCGATTATTTCAAAAACGCTCATCATTGTTTTCCGGGTCTGTTTTTTTCACGCTCTTTAAAAGGTTTATTAGTTTTTATCGCATCTTTCGGCTCTTTCTTTTCGTTCGGAACTCCTGACTGTTTCAAGCTGTCTGGACTTCCAGCCATAATTGGCATATCTTCTATGCTCCCGGTGGGAAAACCCATAACTTCTTCTATATAATCGTTATCGACTTTTTTACCGGCCTGTGCCAAAGTCATAAATAGCGTACCAGCCGCCTGGTTCACTTTATTTTTTTCTGCTTGTATCGCCCTTTCCTCCGCATCATTCAGGTAATGTATATATCCGTTCTCAGGCACCGGTATTCCCAGGTTCCGCAGTTTTGGCAAAAGCAAATCATTAAACACCGGTTCGCAAAACTGCCCGTCTTTGCTTTGTATATCCCTGAGCGCCTGCGCTATCGGTGTGGCCGCTTCGTCTTCATGCGTAGGGCCACCGGCTACCTGGCTGCTGCCCTGCTTGCCTGGTACGCTGCTTATCGCGTCCTGGTGGCCGAGAAAAAGCTTGCTTATGTCCCCTTTTACTCTTTGGTCAAAATCATTATAAGCCTTATAACCATTACCCCGGGCGTTGTCAGTCATAAACTCCATCCGCTCGCCCATATCATTCAGCATGATATATGCGCTCGAAGCCATGTTCTGCAATGCCTGTTCCCTCTTATCCTGCTCAGGGCCTTCCATAGCATTGGTATATAGCACACGGAGCGGCTGCGCAAAGAGTTCAATGAAATCAGTATTATACCCCGTGTTATTGCGAAGCAATATTTCAAGATACGCGGCAGGATAAAGAAGCCCATAGCCACAATTACCAATACCGGTGTCGTTCATTGTGGTAACGAATACATGGAAATCATCAGGAATGCCTTTTTCAAAGCTTTTACCTACAGGTGAGTAGATAAAACTTCCCACTTCTTCCCTGTCGGGGCTTACATGAAAACGGGTTATGATCGTAGGGTTTAATGGGTGGCAGTCCATTATGCCCGCGTTCTTTTTCTCACTGCCAATATCACCAAGAGAAATAAGATTATAGCCATAAAAAAGACTGTCCAGCGTATAGTTGACAAAATTGTGCTTGAACCATCTTTTCTGGAAATACTTAGTCCATTCTTCATTGTGGCTCCCATCCTCGTTGCAGAACTCATACTCCCTCAGTAAGGTCAGGTTCTTGCGCCTTTCCATACAAGCGAAAATGTGCGCGTTAAGCACGGTGTCAAGAAATCCCTGTTGCATTTTTACCCGGAAGGGCCACCAGGCTTGTTCCGCCTCGGTTATCCATCCACGCCAGCTATTTATATCCTGCTTTATGCGGGGTATCTGTATAGGTATGCGGGTATTGGCAAGGTTCCTGTTTTTGTTATAAGAGCCCCCCGCATTGACTTTCGCACCAAGATTTTTCCCGTTGCCTGTTATTGCTGGCATCGGGAAAAGGTTATTGATTCTGGTAAGGCTCTGTATACTCATTATTCACCTGGGGTTAAAAGTTCACACAGTATTCTTTCATACGCGCCTGCAAAATTGTCGGCATCCTTACCAGGTATGCCCCGCCATTTGGCGATGAGCCCGGCCAGTTCTGCAATGAATTCTGTCTTTGCATCCGGGTATGAACCAGGCTGCATGAACCGTTTTATAGGTTCTGCAACATTCAATGTTTCGAATGTTGCTGTAAGTGGTTTTTTCGGTGTTGCCATTTTATAGGGTTTAATATGTATTTGATTGTTTTACTCTGCCTCCGTACCGCACTCTCGTTCCGCTCGGTATCATCTTCAATGGCATAAGTAGTGTGGCCCAGCCATTAGCATAGCCTTTCAGCAATTCACAAGCTGCCATATATCTGTCGTCCCATTCCGCACGTTTGAAATTCAGCAGCCCGCTCAGTTTATAGATCGTAATGTCCTTCACACACTCCATTATTTCAGGCGTTCTGTTATCTCCCTGTATCCAATAGCTGTCATTCGGTAAAAGCGCCCAATTAGCTGGCACAAATGCCCCCGCTGGCGTTGTAGTAGCGGTTATACACTGATACGCTGCCCCGTTATAGCTAACTGTGGCACCGACTGCATAGGAAGAACCGGTATTGTAAGCGGCATATATAGGGCAGGCATTGGGTAGAGTACCAGCAGGTACGCTGTAGGGTGTTGGAACGCTCCAAAACTGGTTAGCATTATTGTTGATTTTATCATCCGGAAAGATGTTTTGATAAGGCACATCCTTATAACTGATGTACTGGATGATTTCTTCATCCGTAATATCGCAGGTAGCCACTACCGCAGTATATAGACTGCCTTTCCAGAATACCACATCGCCCAGGTTATACATACGCTGCGCCCCGCCATTGGCTATATCTATCAGGCTGAATTCCGGAGCGTAGGGATTGGCAAGCGTAGCCGGGTTATATTGGCTTTGATAGGTGCATACAGGTGGGTAGCCCACATAATATATCGTATACTGAGCCCCAAGGCTCACCCAATGAGCGGGGTTAAAAGTTGCGTCAGCATTGGAAGCCGTACATAGATAACCAATGCCATTATAAATAACCGTTGAAACATTAATTGTGTAGTTGGTAAGTGTGGCCCAGGCCGGATAATCAATTACTACCCTGTCCCTTACATTGTAAACTGTAGCCGGGTTCCAGGGCTGCGTAGGTGTGAATTCCTGGTTTACATCATATTTCTGCGTGATCTTTCCCCGTACTATACTTATGGCCCACTGTTCCGCTGCTGTTCGTTTGGTGTCATTAGCGGCCACCAGTTGCAGGTAAACCCTGTCCTGTATGTTGATTTGGTAATCCTTATAAATCAAATACGCCATCTAATGCTCTTAAGCAGTTCAGACGGCGCAAAGGCTGTGCGGGAATTATTTTTGTAAAAGTAGTTACTTTTTATTATACTTGCAAAATTTCAAAAAATCCCCTATGCTCCCCCTAGTCTCAGTAATCACCCCCACCACACACGACCGAGAAGAATTCAACAAACGTATAGAACTCATTTTCGATTCCCAGGACTACCCCGAAAAAGAACACATTATCAACTATTCAGCGTCTCAGCCCCTCGGTCAGAAGATGAATGAAACCATCGCAAAAGCCCGTGGTACTATCATTCTTAACATGGATTCCGATGATACCTTCGCCCCCGATTGGATTACCCGCTGTGTTTCAAAATTAATCCGCAACAAAAATGAAGTGGTCGGCCTTCGCACAGCTTATTTTTTCAATCCGGTAACCAAAGAACTGTATTACTATTCATACCCCGAAACGGAAAACCACTACCATGGTGGCACAATGTGCCATACAAAAGATTTCTGGCTCCGCAATCCATACCGTGCATTGCCCATGGGCTACGATTATTATTTCACTGATGGCGCAAAATCCATCGACGTAGACTATTCAGAAGGCTTCATTGCCACCCTTCACCCCGGCAATACCAGCCCTAAGAACCTGAATGATGATCGCTGGAAGAAGGTTGAAAATACCCCCAATCATCTACATAGGCTCTTAACTCTTTATCCCCCATTGCCTTTACTTTAGTAAATTCATCTTCATTAGCCTGGTAATCCTCATGGTTCGTGCTGCTGTTCATCGTTATCACATGATCAAGATGATACACAACGCCCGGAATTCTGGTCACCTTATACCCTAGTTTATTAAACCGGTAAAACCGTTCCTGGTCTTCCGGCGCATAACTGATCATCTTCTCGTTTTCTCCCCCCGCCTCCATAAATTTATCTTTCCGGTAAGCTATCACGCCGCCCACGCTCTTGCCGTCGTATGGTCTGCACCCTACAAATTCCGTCTTTCCCATCAGGCCCACATCTCTGTATTGCTTCATCACATTCACCCATACCCTCGGCACCCTGGCAAACCTTCCGTCATAAGGATACACAAAATCAGCTTCCTGCCGTCTGAGGGCTTCCACTGCCAGATATATTTGCAGTGGTGGTGTAAGAATATCCGCATCGTAATTTATGACAATAGGTGTTTCTGCTTTGGCTGTCAGTCGGTTTATCATTCTTGTCCTGTGAAAAAGAGGAAAATGGAAACGCTTAAACCGAAAATGGATAAATGACACTTCCGGCATATGAAGGAATGAATTTCCTTGTTCCCCCACGCTTATAGTTACCCTGAAATACTGTTGCAGATGTAAAAGTATACGTTCCAGATTTACTTGCCTATCCAGGCTGTCATTGCTGCATGGAATAACAATCGTAACGTCATCAAGCGGTATTATTTTCTTTGTCGCTATTTCGCGGTATCTATGATCAAACACAGTCCACCGCTCCGGCCAGAAATCTTTATCATCATTCTTTTCCAGCAATGGCCCTGAAAAAAGGTAATTTGGCCTGATCACCTTTACGTCTTCATTCCGCATTTCCCCCAGGTAGGCCATCCACCAGCTAAAGGTGCTGTTTGCTATTATAAAGTTCTGGCACAGTCTGCCAAGTATAAGCTGCTCCATAGGGTTCAGCCCTTCCACAAAGGTTACATTCGGCATACACTGAAAATGCACTTTGCAATAATCAATATCATCCGAAAACACCAGAATATTATAATCCCGCCAATCCGGAAAATGCTCAAAAAGAGCCAGATAATAATACTCAATCGGGAGTAGTTCATAATTCGGATTGTCTACATAGTCGCCTCTGCGTATGCTTATGGCTATTGTTTTTTCACCAAGTAAATGATGATATTCTTCGCTGATATTATCCCGGTAAAACCGTTGAAATTTCAGTTTTTCTTTTACCACATCCTTACTATGCTGCCAGTATTTTTCACTTTGCAGCCAGCCGTTGATATTTACATGCCCCGTTGTGTAAGGCACAAAATCAGCATCGTAATGGTATTGCTTTTCGGGGTAGAAATGCTGGCATTCCAGTTCTCCTGTTCTTGGCGGGTACTTAAAATATCTCCCCCATTGCCATTTGGGCAGCATTACCGCAGTATTATTTTTTTCGGCCAGCCCTATCATGCTGGCATACTGAAAAAGCTGGTTCCCCAGGTTGCCCCAAAGCCCGCTGTCAAATTCACTGAAAGTTATCATAGCTTATCCCTTCTTGAAAATGAAGATTAGACCTTTGTAAAAATGTATGCTTTTTATGTGAAAATAATTTGGGCATCCCGATTGTTCGTTATTCAGGCTGTCGCACAATTGTTTAAAATATCGCATCGTTGTAGCATCACTTTCTTTTAAGCTTCCTCCATAGTTCTCCGGCCAGTAGCTTGTATGTGCATCTTCCACCACATAAATGCCTCCCCTGTCCAGCATCGGAAAAAGTATTCTGAAAGTGGTAATTACATCACTATTCACATGGCTTCCATCATCTATGATAATATCCGGCCTGCCCATATCCTCAACGATTTCTTCCAGAAAAACATTATCTGTCTGACTGCCCTTAAAAATCGTTACGTTATCTGGTCTGTCGGTTATCCCGCTTTTATCGTGTATGTCGAAAGTTACCACATACCCATTCTTAAAATACTCAGCCCACATTCGCATACTTTGGCCGCCCCTGTCCGGAGCCTCATACCCCCCTATGCCTATCTCTAAGAGCATCACAGGCTCATTCCGCAATGGTTCAAAATAGCTATGGTATATCGGTGTATAGGCATGATGCTGAGGCCCTTTATCCGTGCCATGTTTCATCGCAAGCTGGCTAAGTAAATCCATGTTTATTTCTTTTGAAAAATCATTATCGTATTCCTGAAATAATTCAGCCTTTCTTCCACCACTGCCCTTGCCTTCAGGCTATCTTCAGCAAGCAGTTTAAAGCCCCTTTTCTCCATCTGGTCTATCACCCATATGTTATGCCTGCAACTCACATGCCCTATACCATCCTGTCCCGGCACTCCCCATGATAATACAATTCGATTACGTGTATACATAGCAAGATTGTCCAGAAACACAGGTAAAAAAACTTCGGGTATGTGCTCACCTACTTCCAGGCATATTGAATTGAAACCCGCCCATCCGGAACCGAATCCGGGCACGACCTCTGGCGCTGTTCTTTCGCATAAGTCCCACACTATAACATTCCCATACTCAAAATTCAATTTTTCCCCTTCCACCCCCAAAAGATGCTTATAACCTATGTCATGCAAATAACGTAGGTAACTCCCCGGCCCGCAACCGAAATCTATCAGAGCCTCGTTCTTTTCAAAATACGCCCCAATCCACTGCGCCAGCCTGTAGCTGAAATCATGGTGTTCCCGCGCTTCTTCCTTTGTCCATATCCCTGTTTCTCCCGGCATTATTCTGGTTTTTCGTAAGTAACTTCAATAGGCGCAGCATCCTTCAAAATTTGCATAAACTTTGCCTCAATCCTTTCATCTATCTTTTCAAGAACCTGCTTTGCGTTTGGCGCTTCCCAATTGATCTTACCCGGTTCTGTTTTGGTTTCGGTTTCGTTCATAAAATAAAAGTTGAAAAGTATTCCCCTGCCAAATAGCTTAACCCCAACGCACTCCCCTTTAGGGGCAGGGGGTTTTTACAATATTCATCACTCCGCATTCCGTCCGTTTACATTTTATGCGCCCGTCCACCTTCACAAACTCTCCCAGCCCATGCCCGCAATGCCCGCACCTGGCAAGCCTGCCTTTAAATTTCGCCAGCACCATTTCAGGTTTTGGCGCAACAGTATATACAAGGGGCTTCTTATAATCCGGAACCGGAGTGAAAGTAGAATCGTGTCTAATGACAGACATAGAGAGATAGAGTTTACCAAAATTACTGTTTTTTTTATCACCACTTTCCTCACCTCATTCACCAGTGCGTTCTTATCGGTTTCCAGCATCTTCATTACATCGAAAATCTTATCGCTGAACCCCGCCATAGCAAAAACCTTCTGCTCCGGAAACTGCATAGTGCCATAGTTCTGCAAATCGAATGAGTAAATGAATGGGTTGGCTTTAAACCTCATCCTGTATGCCGAAGCTGCATATGTCGGTGTGTGGTGGCCTATCCATCCCTGCATATCGCTCAGTATGATCACCCGGTCATACTTCTTATTCAGTGTATCAAAGATCGAGTTGAAGTTTGTTCCGCCGCTGCTGAATTTTATCGCCCCGGCTATGGTCAGTGTGCTATCTGCCGGGTTCACGTTAGTGTATTTTGCACTATCCGAAAATCTTACAAAATCAGCATTACATGCCTTTATAAGCACTGCGCTGAAAAGGCTTCCTATATTCGCTGGTTTACCCTCCATGCTGCCGCTCACGTCCAGCACCACGCATGTATCTCCGTCAAACTGCGGCACGTTACGGCAGGCTATATCCACAGCCTTGCTTATCGCTGTCAGGGTTATCCTGCTGGCCGCGTCAGTGCCGCTTTTCTTTATTTCTTCATAGGCCGTAGCATACCTGAAAGGCAATACCAGGCTCTTGCTTATCAGCTTTTCGTCCGTGAGCATCGCCAGCGCTTCAGGCACCACTTCCGGGGCCTGAGCCAGTATGTTCCGGAGGTTGCGCAGTAGCGCAAAGTATCCGATTTTCTTGCTTCGGATAAGTTCTGCCCACGCCTCTTTTTTGAATTCCGCTTTTTCATCATCGTTTTCAGCTTTTTGTCCTGCTTCGCTTAATTTGCTTTCCCAGGTATCAAACGATTTCAGATCGTTTTTCACCAGCGCTTTCAGCGCCTCAGCGTTCTTTTCGCATGGCATAGGATGCACAAGGTTCACCACATCCACAAGGCTGAATTCCTTGCCCGCTCCCTTATACTTGGCAAGCTGGTAAGCGTCAAACTTCCCGAATGCCGCCGCAAAGCCCTTCTTCATGGCGTTGGGTATTTTACCGTTATTGGCCTTATGGAAGCTGAGAATTTCCATCATATCATCTGGCCGGTACACAATGGCGGCGTAGAACCTGGTGGCCCATTCCTGCCCGCTTATATGCCTGGCAAGGTGTGAGGCCACCACATGACTGATCGACCGCATACCATATACGGTACGCGCATAGATCGCCGCCTGCGCCACAAACAGTTTGTTGCATACGCCGGTCAGGTGTTTCAGTCTTTCGAAGGTATCATCGGCTTTCCGGTAATAGGCATCACCGGCAAATGAAGTCAGCAGTATGGACATAAGTTCCAGTTCAGGGCTCTGCCCATAGGCTTCCCCACCTGCAAGGTTGATTGTTTTGGTAGTCGGTACTTGTTGATTGAAACGAGACATAGGTTGATAATTTAGGGATAAAAATTAGGGATAAAAGAAATGCGGAAGAAAGTAACAAATGGTGTTAGTATCAATCCATATGAAGTAACCATCTGTATCACTATCCGCAAAGAGGTTTGTACGAGAAAGTTTCAGTGAGTTTCGCGGATTTGAACCGCTAATCCCCAAGGGAGATATTAACCGATGTAACTCACAAATCGCTACGTACAAAAGAGGGGTTGCAAGAGAAAATTTCAAAGGGTTTTGTCTGGATGCTGAGTTTAAGTCGGCGTTGAAGTAACCCTGTGATCACTACCTGCAAGAAGTTTAGCGAGAAAGTTTAAAAGAGAGTGCCTAAACCATTCGGCTTTCTCCCCAGGTAACGTTTTTCCTGCGGGGGGGAGAATTGGAGTCGAACCAATAATGAAGTAACCCTTTTATCGCTACGCTAAGATTTTTAAAAGATAAAAGGGAGAATATTTAAGCAGGAAATTTAGATGCTCTAACCAACTGAGCTAAAAGCTACGGTTCCGCAGCCTTGCAGGAATCGAACCTGTGACCCTCTCGCCCCAAACGAAGTAACCCGCTTATCGCTACCCCTTTTATCCTTTGCCTGCCAAAGCCTTTTTCGGGCGACGGCAGGTTTCCAATATGTCAATGAACTTTTTGTATTTTTATCATCCGCCATAGCTTTTTCAGCGAAGGCGGATTGAGAGGACAAACATAATACCCAAAAACAAAAAAGTTTGTTAATTCTAAATTTTTGAACAAAAGTACAAAAGAAATCCCCCGCTGAAATCTTAACCCCGACGCACTCCCCCTTTAGGGGCCGGGGGTTAAAACCCATGCCTCGTGCTCCTTCTTCCCAGCACCATATCACTCACCTTCCCGCCCTGCTGGTGCCTGGCGTAGTTCCCCGGAAACGCCATTGTGAAAAAATACTCGTCGTGGTCGCTACAGTGGCCCCACCGCTCACTATTTATGCCGGTTATCGGGTCTAGGGCCTTAAGTTTCTGCTTGCTGCCATCACTTTCCTCTTTTATGTACAGATAGTCGTTCCGGGTATTGGTGCATTTCTTGTCTATAAAGTATTCCAGTTCCGGAATGGCAAACCCGAAGATCGCATTCATAAACCCTATCCTGGTCGATACCGATGGCGCTTTTGTAGCCACTCTGAACGATGGTTTAAACCGTTTCAATTCACTCTTTATGATCAGGAAGTCATTGAACCCCTTCTCTGTCCGGGTATCTTCTTTCCTGCCATTCGGGTCGCCATACACATAGCTGGTACTTTTGTGCCTGAATCCGTATTTCTCCCTTATGTGCCTGCATATGCCCTGCGTCCGGTTGTGCGGGCTTCTCAGGCATATTTCTTCCAGCTTTATTACCCGGTAATAAGGGTCGCCATTCACCGTGTTTTTATGCACCTGGTATACCCCGCAACTCATGTACGGGTTTACGTTAAAGTCAAATGAAAAATGCAATGGCAGGTCTTCGTCATAGAGCCAGGGGTTCGGCAGGCCGTCCACCATTGCGCTGGTAAAATCCCCCACATTGCCATTATCGTCATAATCCTTATAGCATTCGCCGCCAGCCTGCACCGGCATAGGGTTCTGCTGGTAAAGGCTCTGAAATACCCGCTTGCTTTTCTTCTCTATCATCAGCAGGCGTTCCAGGCTGTGCCTTTCCGGCCAAAGGCTTTCCCCTACCTTACGCGGGTCAAGCGGGTTATGCACGTTTTCCTTTATGGCTGGTAGCGAAAGTATATCCCACACATCGCCATTCCCAGCTTCCATGGCCTCTATCAGTTTCCCGCTCAGGTCATTGGTATCCCACCGGGTCTGTATGATCAGTATGCCGGTATTGTTATGTATCCTGGTCTCCGCCACACTCAGAAACCATTCCCAGGTGCTCTGTTGCATCACGGCGCTTTTCGCATCCTGCATATCCTTCACCGGGTCGTCTATTATCAGCATATCGGCAGGCGTTCCCGTCAGTGAGCCGCCCACACCCACGGTTTTCAAAAACCCCTGATAGTCTATGATGTCAAAGCGTTCCGCATTCCTGATGTACTTACCACCGCTGCCACTGCTTTGCAGCCGTGTTTGCGGGTATAGCGCCGCATATTCCGGACTGTCTATGTATTTCTGGCAATCCCTGTTAAAAGATTCCGCCATACTGGCCGAATAGCTTGCCAGCACCAGTTTTGTATCCGGATTGTTCCCGAATACATAAGCCGGAAAAAGCCTGCTTGTAAGTTCACTTTTACCAAACTGAGGCGGAATAAAGATCATCAGCCTTTTTATCTCCCCTTTCAGAAACAAATCCAGTTTCTTGCAGATAATTTCATGGTGCCAGTTCACCATGTAGTTAGGCTTCATATACTTCGCGAAAGCCAGCATATTCCTGCGGGCCAGTTCCTGGTCAAGAAGGGCCGTATCAATACCGGTAAGGTCAAACATGCGCCGTCATTAGTAGTAAGACGGCGCAAAGGCTGTGCGGAAACCGTAAAGGTAGGAAGATTTCTTATGTAGCAGGGTTTTCCCTATCTATCGTGCTTTAGTGGCGTTGGCACCATTCAGCTTCGGTTCTTTATGCAGCCCGCGCACTCAAAAAGCCCCAAATCTTAACCTCAAAGCACTCCCCGGCACAACGCCCCGATTTTTATCGGGAGGGGTCGGGGGTAAAAAATTTCAAAAATTTATAACCAAAGTTTTGTTTTTCTTAACTTCTTTATTACGTTTGCAACTCAACACGTTACGCGCTATATGAAATCACGAATAGAAATCTCCAACGAACTCGACGCTTTTCTCATCGACAATGTTGTCCCAAAAATGACCGATGAAGCAGCCTGCAAACTCCTGGCCTTCATGCTCCACAAAGAACTGTATTCCCTTCCTCAGAAGATGAGCGCACACGCTCAGTTATTCGAAACCGATATTCAGATAGCCGCCACAAAACTCAACATTACTTACGGCTGTCACTACAATACCGGTCTTTTCCAGACTTTTATGAAGTTGTATCAGGAAATCGAAAAATCAGGCCGCCTTACCTCCTGGCTCCCCGAAATCGCAAATCGTTATGCTTTAACCTTCAAATTCTAATACGCCGATGTCTGACCAGATAAAATATTCCGATCTATCCGAAACCAAACTCGACCCTGCTTTCCGCGAGCCTCTTGAGATGCTCCGCACTCTCGCAAAGCAGCCCGACGCTGGAAATCCATTCATTGTTATGTTCGCCGAGTACGCCAGAGAGGGTAATGATCTCAATTTGCTGGCCGTCACCTATGGCAGAAAGCTTTCGCAAAGAGATATTGTAGTGGCGCTACTCAGATTTGCAGAGAGTGTTGGTATGCCCCCTGAAATATTCCTGGCCCTCCTTCTCAAAGTTATGCTTGAACCATGATAGCCCGCCTCTCGCTCATACTCCGCCTGCTCATAGCTTTAGCGCTTATGCTCATAGCTGTTTTGGGCGTTATTTGCATAGCCCCGCGCTTGTTGCCTCAGTATTTCGCTGCTGCGTTTTGCTTCGGTATCGGCATGGCTATGCTCACTTATATTTACAAAGACTTCAAACACCTCGAACGTATGGAAGCGCTCAAAGCTGATGTTGATTTTGGTTTCTATTCTATAGAAGGCCGCAAAGTTCTCTGGCTTATTGATCTGGATACCGGTAAACGCTCCCTTACCAACGAGATCGAAAATGTGGTGGCCTTCATCAGCGCCAAACTGAATTTCGACCCTGAGAATAATTATATCATCTACCGCGATAGCGATTACAATTGGGATGGCTGGCATGGTAAGTTCCATTACTTCATTCCCTTGCAGGAACAAAGCATGAAAACAGCGATTGATAAACTGGTAAAGCTTCAAAAATTTAATACTACTTGAAATATTTTGTTTGAGTTAAGGGGCTGCCCTTTGTCTAAGGGGCGGCCTTATTTTAAAATTTTCCAATTCCTTGCCGGTGATAAAAGCGAATGGGCCCGGCATTGTAAGGAGCCTCTGATCTCAGAGGTTCCTATTTTTAACCACTGTAAAAACATAACTTATGGATGATATAAAATACGATTCTGGCAACGGCAAAGAGGAAGCGCTTAAGCAGGTAGACTTACTTCTCGAAAGGATTAAAGCCGCCTTATCCGAAACCCGTTCTGTCAATCTGGTTTGCGCCATAGAAGACATCGAAAACACTGGCGGCTACCCTGTTATCGTTTTTAGTTTTGGGGAACGTGACTATGTCGCTTTAACGGCTATGCTGGAAGGTATGCAAAAATTGTATTCGCGTGAAGCGAATTCCAAAAATAAAAAACAAAATGGCTAAAACATTCGGTGGTGCCTCAAAAGAAGAAAGACAAAAAGCGCTTGATAAATGGGTGAGTTCTATGCAGGCAGCCATAGATAATGATCTTCCTTATGTTGTGTTTGGCGGTATAGACGCTGTTAATCAGGGTGGGTATACTCTTTTTGGCGGGTCTTTTAAGTGCGATGGAGAACTACTCAGAAGGGTTATTCAAAACGGTCGCAATTTAACAACTCAAAATCTCTTTAATCGAAAATCCAACATGAACTAACCTTATGCAATTCCGCTTCCATACCGGCAGTCTTCACGATTCTCTGCTCACCCGCCGGGAGGTCTGGTCTATGCCCGCTCTGCGGTCAGCAATCGAAGATTGGTACGAAACCAAAATCATCGGGGAGATAGAGTTTCGTTATGCCGGTTTCGATGATCGTATCAATTGGGATACCTGGAATGTCGTAGGCAGCGTTTACGGCCCCGAAAAAGTAGTTTTGGGCCAATCAGACAGCAACACTTTTTAAATCTACTATATGGAATCAGAAACATGGGCTATCAGAGGCCGCAGCACAAAACAAGCACTCGAAGAAATCGAAAAGCTTTTCACGGAAATTCGCAAAGGCATCATTGATCAATCGCCTATGCTTGTCTCTATCACTATTAAAAATAAGGGTGACAATTATACCGTCTGCGGCTTTGCCGATGGTATAGACAAACCGCTTATAGGTGCGCATATGGAGAGCCAGTTAGGATACCTCAAAGCACTTTCTGTTCATACAGACGATTAAGAATTTCATGGTGATAAGTAAGGGGCTGTTCTGTTCTCAGCGCAAACCCCGGGTCTAACGAGCCCCGGTTTTCCGGGGCTCCCTTTTTAACTTTCAAAAAATCAATTTTATGGCTCTTTATCCTTTCGTGGTTCAGGTGAGAAAAAATAAAGAAATCATTAAATGGCTTCCCTTAACCCATAAGGTGAACGCACTTAAACTTTTTGATGAGGAAGTTCAACTGGCGCTTACTTTTGCTGGCCATGCGCCATGTAAATGGAAAATAGAATTAGCGGCAGGCCCTCAAACATTTCTTTCATTTCTTTTGCTCCGGTTTAGGAATTTCTTTTACTCCCTTTACAGCGTGTCTGGCTTCGGCCTGTATGTTTTCATATGCCATTTCCAGCACTTCTTCCGCTGGCAGGCCATACATTTTTTCACCCTTCTTCTGTATCTGCGCCGGGGTCATATAGTACGCATTAATCCTTATCAGGAAGTACCGCATCCGGTTAAACTGCTGTCGTTGTTTCTCGGTCATATATTGAGGTATTATTTCCCGTCCCAATCCAGCAGCCCCAGCCGCTTGTCTTCCTGCCATTGTTTTGCAGCATCCCATGTGCTGTATTCCGGATGCCTGAACCTCACGCGCACATGCGGTGGAAGCAAATGCACCGTAGGCCCCAGCACATCCAGAAACCAGCACTCCGCGCACAGGCAGCTTTGGCTATCTAAAGCACTGTAGAAAACGTTATCGCAGCTTGCACAAACATACTCAGTCAATGGCATAATTACGCTGTTGCCCGAAACTCCCCGAGGTCGCGCTCTATCTCGGCCAGTATTCCCAGCAGGGTAATACTTTCCAGCCCGTTAAAGTCAGCGCCGTGGTTATGTTTCAGTTTGTTGTTAAAAGTACCGCGAGGCATCTGCAATCTCTTTGCCAGGTATGCCGCGCTGAATTCATGTTTCTCAATGAGGGTTCGTAGTTGTTCCATGTGGTTTATAATTATAGTAATGCTTCTTTCACTAAAAGCAGAAAACCTATTTTTGCAATTCCTTCTGCATTATCCGCCTGAATGACCCTCCTTCTAAAGGTTTCACCATCCTCATTTCCTGCGCACATCAGGGCTACGCAAACCCGGTCATTATTAATCGCATCCACCATTTCGCGGTACATCGTTGTAGCATCCGCCAGCGCTTGTCTCTTATCTGTAGCTTTCATATTTTATTTCATTCTTTTTAGTGCCTGGAATAATCCTTCTACCGTTAGTTCCGCTTTTTTATCTTCGTCCAGGTTTGGCCGGAAAAGTAGGTAGTAATGTGTATTGCAAATATAAGATACTGCTCTTTTACGTCCGGGTTCGGGGTCGTCGGGGCCGGGCATTTCTCCTACCTTATAGCTGGCAGGTTCATTGCAAATGCCGCATTTCTTTCCATTCACCTGGCTACTCACAAAAGGCATTCTTTCCGTAGCTTTTTTCTCCGGCTCGGGGGTTTCTATAAATACCTCTCCGTCCACAAACACCAGGCACCCTACATGCCGTATTCTCAGCTTGTTCCATTTCACCACTTCGCCCAAATCTTTCTGCATTTCCAGCCAGCGTTCCGCCCTGTCCAGTATGGCCCGTTGAATTTCAGGGTTTTCAATGTCAGTGGTATTTGGAGGAAATATCGCAAAAGTGTCTTTCGTAAAATTCTCGAAATCGGGTAAATCCGAGAAAGCAATTCGTTTTAGTGCCATTCTTGTTTGTTTTAGATAAAAAATAGAGGTGTTTTTATAAAAACTCGTTGTTTTTCTTAGGTAAATGTGGTAAATCGTCTACAGTTTCAAGCCTTATTATCGGCCCTTTTTCACCGCTCTTTTTATAGATCAAAGGTGTGAATGGAACGATCACACCGTTAATGCTCAAAAACGTATCGGCCCATGCCAGTATATGCTTACGCTCAAAATATTTCCTGCTTCGTCTGGTCATGGTTGTTTTATTTTTTCAAATCTGCTTTCAGCATCCATGGCCTTAAGCGCGTTCATGCTGAAATGAGCAAGAGCCACACCGGTAGCGGCACCGAGAAAGTATATATTCTCCGCATCGGTCGCCTGAACAATCCATATACGGCTATCGCCTTCACCCTGTACAGTTCCAACAAATCTGCATCCAGACGTTTCGCACATATTCCTGAACTGATCTACGGTTATCGCATACAACGGAGCGCCTATTCTGATTTCGACCATTTGGTTTTTTTTTTTTTTTTTTTTTTTTTTTTTTTTTTTTTTTTTTTTTTTTTTTTTTTTTTTTTTTTCTTTTTTTTTTTTTTTTTTTTTT